TCTTACTGAGGTTTTTGAAGAATGCGTCTGATGAACAATTAGAGAGGCTTAAGAATAAGGATTATTCCCCATCCGAAGAGAAATTCAACAAGCTCAAGAAATTGGACCCCAGAGATGACGTTGAAAGAGCTTATAAGCTCATATATCTCAACATGCACTCTTATGGAGGGTGTATGGAAAGCTTTGCGCATAGGAAGAGGGAAGGAATCAGATGCGGCTACATCACTCAACCTGAGGATTATAGACAGCGTTTAAAAAATACTATTATTGAAAATAAAGACTTTGAAAAAATAATAAGGAAATATGACTCTCCAGATACGTTCTTCTACCTTGATCCTCCATACATGGACGAGGATATTAAGAACGAGGACCCGGAAGCTTTCAAGAAGAGGCTATTTGAAGCATGCAGGAAGATAAAGGGTAAATTTCTGTTGAGCTTCAGTGATGATCCTCTCATCAAGAAATTATTCAAGAATGCAGGATTCGAAGTAAAAAGTTTTCTAACAAAGAGAGCCAAGAATGTCAATTATCCCATCAAGCGAGAGCTCTTGATATCTAATTACCCGACCAAGATACCAAGACTCAACAAGTCCGATGTCCTCTTGAAGTTTCTTGGTACGAGAGGCTACGTTGACGAGAAGTCTGAATTGCACAACAAGAGAGCTTCTCTGTTGATAGATGATGGTAAGACGAGGCTGTTGATTGATTGGGGCGATGTGAACGGAGCGCTTCCTGAATGCGATGCAATAATTGTCACGCATGCGCACCCAGATCACCTATTTGGTCTCAAAGGCAAAGATGTGAAGGTTCCTGTATTCATCACAGACGCCACGACTCACTCCGAGTATTATGAAGAGGATGATTACAAGTTTAACAAGACGGTGTTCAAGCGCAGGAGCGCATTCAGGATTGGAGATATAGAAGTCATAAGCGTCCCTGTCCTTCATTCCTCTAAGGCTCCTAACATCGCATTATTCATCAATGCTGGAGGATACAGGATCTGCTATGCTTCTGATGTGCTGAGCATACGGAAAGAGCACCGAGACAGGTTCTTGACCAATTGTGATCTATACATCGGGGATGGATCAACACTCAGAGAAGATGGTCTGACAAGGTGGGATGAGGAGAGAGATGAGGCTGTTGGTCACGCAGGGATTCCCCAACAGATAAAGTGGTGTAAAGAAGCAAATGTGAAGCGCATCATCTTCACTCATTTTGGATCTGAACCTATCAAGCTGGGTAAAGAGCTTGAGAAGAAGCTTGCTGAGTTAGGGGCTGAAATGGCTTATGATGGATGGACCACTTCCGTTAAGGTTAGTAAATCCATTAATTTAGAAGAGATAGATGATGAACATGTAGAAAAGCTTAGTGATAAAGAGCTTGTGAAGCTATACGAGAAGCTTCATGAAATTTATGAAGAGGAGAAGAAGGTTACTGAGCCTCTTCTTAACGCTGAGATATTTGTAGAGAATGAAATGAAGAAGCGAGGGATTGAACGAAGCATAAACGATAAATTGAGTCAGGAAGCTAGGTTCTGGATTCAGGAGTATCCTCCATGGGAGAAGGAAGAGAAGAAGATCACGCTTCATGAGGTAATTGATTCATTCCCAGATATTATCAAGCTTCCAGCCGATGTACCGGCAATTTACCTCGTCGGAGGACTTGCTAATAGAGGATGGGTATCTCATCACGACATAGACATTCGCATAGCTTCTGATGAATATTTGCCAGAAGTTAAACGAGTATTGATCCATGCTTGTACGAGGAATGATATCAGGGAGAAGCTTGAGTTCATATTTGATACGAGGGGAGGCATTGGTATCTCGATACCGCTTTACGTGCAGAGGGAAGGAAAGCTTGAGAAGGATAAGGGATTGAGGTTAGGGAAGCCTTCTCAGCCTCAGAAACCTGCTAGTGGCTGGCAGAAGAATGAGTTCTGGAAGATAGAGAATGCATGGGCAAAGTGGGCTGCTTCAAGGATTGACAGAGGCATCATGGTTCAGCCTAAGTATGACGGCATGAGCTTTCAGATACATGTTAAGAACGGAAAGCCAATTGGATTCTTCACTGAGGATCAACTGAGGAATAGGATTGATGCGTTCAGAGAGTCTTCTGCTGAGTTACCTGAGTTATTAAAAGCTAAGGATGCTATCTTAGTCGCTGAGATGGTCGAGTACTCTAACGATGTTGAGTATCCAGAGAATGATAAGCTGTGGACTAAATATAGGCAGATTCCGAGAGAGGACTTGGTCAAGTGGATCGCAGCCAGACCAAGTAGCCTTGATGATAGTCGAGTAATATTTCATATGCATGACTTGTTATATCTGAATGGAGAAGACTATACTCAAAAGCCTGCGATAGAGCGGTATGAGAAGCTTAAGGAGATATTGAAGGAAGGCAAGCATTTCCATGTTGTGGAGTCTAGGACTGCTCATAACATGAGGGAGTTCTTCAAATATGCGAAATGGGCGAGGTATTTCCCGAACTCTGAAGGCGCTGTGTTTAAAGTAACTGACTCAGTTTATAAGATAAGGTATGATAGAGCAGCAAGGAATAAGGAACTCGCAAAGTTGAAAAATTTAAAGGAAATTGAAGTTATGGTTCTCAAGCCTCATCTGGTAAGAGGGACCAAGGATGTGTTCACATGGCAAGGCGTTGTGGGACCAATACCGGAGAAGGACTTAAGCAAATACAGAGAACGAGATGTTATAGAGTTCAGGGGTAAGAAATATTTGAGAATTGGCACATGTTATAACGTGAAAGGGAAAAGACCTGAAGGTAGCATTTTGACCGTGATGCCTATACGCATAGAGAGAGGCGAGGAAGATAATAAGGTATTTTTCGCATGGATGTTCCCTAAGGCTGGGCTGTGGAGACCTGAGAAGAAGGAGCCTGATCCAATTGATGTTGTGGAGAAGCTTTCGAAGCTTGGGACGAGGCCTTATGAGCGAACTGAGAAAGCTGATGAGAAGGTTATAGAGATCAAGCTTCCTCCATGTCCCTATGCATTTGACGAGGAAATATGCCCCTTAATAAACAGGATAAAGATACTCGTGAATGGAGTGTGGAAGTCCAAAGATGTCAAGCTCAGAGTTCAGGAGCTTAAATATCCTATTGATTGTAAACTCGCTAATTATTATAAATGCAGAAGGGTCAAACCGTATTATTATGCGTGGCGAGAAGAATGAGGATAACGCGGGATTTGTTATTGAAAGGAGAGCCTGAAATACCGTGGTCTAGACCTATATACTTAGAGCTTCCTCCAAATGAGAAGAATGGCAAAGTGAGGTATGTGCTGCAGCATCACTGGAGAAGTCGAAGTGTGCATTGGGACTTCAGGCTGGAAGTGAACAATCACCTGATAGGTTGGAGCGTGGCTTTCGATGAACCAGTAATCGTAAGACGAAACGGAATGATCGAGATTCTTCCAGCAGAATGCGTCATAAATTTTGATGGAATAGGGTTTGAAATAAAAAAAGAAGTGGATGGATTAGAAATTCTCACCGGAAACGGATTCAGGAAGGTGAAACGAGCTGCTAGGCACATCTTTGAACATGATCTCGTGAGAGTCGTGACTAGACGGGGAGCCATAGAAGTTACGCCCTCTCATTCATTATTCCAGAACGGAACTCCAATAAGAGCTGGGGATCTCAAGAAAGGCGATTCTATAGATTTAGCTGAACTTCAAGTAGATATCCCGAATCTGGAGGTTGACAAAGATTGGGCATGGCTTTTGGGATACTTCTGTGCAGATGGTTACGCCGCACGAAGAAAACAGTGGGAAGCATGGATTTCAGATGAGGATTTGAGCAAGCTTAAATTAGCAAAGCGGAAGCTAATAAAGTTCGGCATTCCCTCAAGGATTGAGAGACAGGATAAGAATTGCTGGCGACTCCGCATATTATGGGCTCAGCCCTTATTCTTTAATCTATGTTATGTTGTAAATAAGAATACTTCGACTCATCGTCGTTATAAAATCGTACCTAAATTAATACTAAATGCCGATAAGGATGCACGAGATGCCTTCTTAGACGGATTCTATACAGGAGATGGACATCCAGATGGGTCTGGTATGAGCTTTTCGATTCATTCTAAGGCTTTAGGAGCTGGGATTCTATTCTTAGAGACGAATCGAGGAAGAGATTTCGGAATAAGTTCGGTGAGGAAGTATAATTCGCTTAATGTCTATGTTTATGGGAGAAAGCGGAAGCCACTAAAGCCACCGGATGAGATAATCGATATCTACAAAGTCAATCGAGGCAGGAACTGCTACGTTTATGATTTTGAGACTGAGGACGGGACATTCATAGCTGGCGTTGGCAAGATACTCGCTCATAATACGATCCTCGATAATCCGAAAATAGACCATGCTCCCACACTTGATGAGTTACCCTCTTTGATCAACAAACTCGATTGGACATTCAGACCTGTTCCCGGCATGAACAATAGGAAATGCAGATGTGAGACCAAAGCTAGGCAGCCCAAAACATGGTTATTCTGGAAGGGAGGCTCAGTTGTCCCATTCGATCAGCTATGGAAGTTCGATGTGGGGGACTCATATGAAGTGATAGAGAGCTTAGACAAGCTTATTGTGAAGATGGATACGGGTGAGACGTTTGAGGTTAAACCGGGGTCTGTTGGTGCTACGAGATATAAACCAGGTAGATTCCTGATCGTTGATAAGGGATATGTTACATTTGGAGCTCAGAAACCATGGTATCATGAGTACTTCTTGGACTCGATAGCTAAGAAGAAGCATAAGCTGACATTTGAGAAGATACGAGTGAATATGAGGGCTGTCAAGCAGGCTGTCATAGACCCCGAGACGAAGAAGCCTAAACCCGGCAAGTTCGAGCTGATGTGGGAGACTTGGGTGCCTCGTGATCAAGATCCATACGCTGTCAAGAGAGGTAAGAGAACTGGATGGGTTCCTCCTAAAGGCTTCATACCGATACCCAAGTGGTGGATAGAGAAGAACAGGCAGAAGTTCGAGGAATGGTTTGAATGGGTGAAAGAAAGATGGGGCGAGACTAAGGAGTTATTGAAGGCTGAGGCTGAATACTCGTTGCAGCAGATGAGCTGGAAGGGTCAGAAAGTCATCAGAGATATCCCTGTGATGTATTGGTTCTTAAATATCAAGCAGGGGAACAAGATAAGGACTTGGGAGCTATGGTACAATCCTCTATATGTGCATCCAACTGCTGCTGGATATATAGGTCAGGCTCCTAAGAAGTGGTTCGAGTATGAAGGAAAGCTGAAGCCTGGTGAGCTATTCAATCCTCGCAAGAGACTCAATGCAGATGTAAGGATACTTGATAAGGGAACTGTATATGTTGATGCTAAGAGGGTAAATGGTAAGGAAGTGCTGATACTCTCGTTCTCAGGTAAGCTAGGCAAGTTCTGGAAGCTTGAGCAGGAAGAACGAGGTTCCGACCTCTATTCCTTCAGCAAGTCTAACATCAAGAAAGCATCAGGGAGTTTCGTACTGCAGAGGCATGTATGGAAGGGAGGCTCGCATTTCGATATCAGGATAGACGAGGGAGAAGACTACCTCATTGAATGGTCTTTGAAGAAGGATCCGAGAAAGTATGGCATAGACGAGTCTGAAGTTGTTATGCTGAAGAAATGTTATGATAAGGCATGGATGGAGGCTGAGGGCAAGAGGAAGGTTGGAGGAGTATGGACTGATGTTCATATCCTCGATAGAGGAAAGGTGGATTTCATAGAGAAGTCTCAGCTGTTCAGGAGCTTCATGTTTCATGGAGATTCATTGAAGGGTTATTACGTGCTTAAGTCTGATGGTAAGACATGGAGGTTCATAAGGTCAGCCTTGCCGGGGATGGAGAAAGAATTAAAATATGAAGATAAAGCCACGTTCATCAGAATTCACCTGCATGATATAAGAGATTTTACGAGATGTGAAAGCGAGGAGAAAGCTAAGAGGTATAAGATACCCAAACTGCCTGAAGGAGTCGAGGCTAACATCTGCCTGTACCCGAGACCTGGAACTGTACACGGTGCTAGGATTCAGTCCCTTAAATTTGATAAGAATGTCTGGAGCATCGAAAGAATTAAAAGAGAGTTTGACTTTAAACCATATATTGAGTGGCAGGGAGTGCAGGTGAGAGGATGAGCGAATACGTCTTGGTTCCGATGGAACAGGCGTCTGAGTATGCATTTCAGGAGGCTGTTTATTACTCAGCGCCCTGTTTTGTTCTCAAGTCTGAGAAGTCCAGATTTGTTATCGCAGGCTATGCTTCGGTAAACATTGTGGATAAGGACAATGAGAAGATCACTCCAGAGGCTCTCAAAGAAGCTTTCGAGAAGATGATGAAGAGAGAGTCAAGGCGCAATTTGATGCTTCATCACCAGAACATCCAGATAGGAGAAATACTGCCGAAGTATGTTGATAAGAACGGAAAAGTCTGGAAGTCTGGAGTGGATGATAAGGGATTATTCATCGTCGCGGAGGTATTCGATGATACGGTCACTGGAAAGGAAGTCATTGAGAGGATGAAGAAAGGAGAGTTGATGTCCTTCAGCATAGGAGGAAGGGTGCTTCCGGGTGGCCGTGAAGTCAAGTGTGATGAGAACAAATGCTGGACCGAGATAGTGAGGCTTGAACTCTACGAAGTCACGTCATGTGATCAGGGGAAAAATCCGAAAGCTAAAGCGTTTATTCTGGAAAAGCAGGATAACGCTGATGAGGATTGGGATGAGGGACTTGGTGAAACATTTATTAATACGCATATATTAAAAGAAGAGCGATCAAAAATGGAGGAAGAAGAGAAAATCGAGAAAGCTGAAGTAGCGACGCTCATCGAAGAAGTCAAGAAGCTCACCGGGAAGCTCAACGAAGTGATAGTGCGCGCTGAGAACGAGAAGAAGCTCGAGAAGGAGATGGAGGACTTCGCTGCGATCCTCGACGTTGTGGATAAGGAGTCTTACAAGAGCTTCATGAAGAATTGCATGAAGTCAGGGAAGAGCATGAAGGAATGTGCTCTTGAGTGGAAGAAGAAGAACAAAGCCAAGCCTGAGGATGAGGAAGAGGAAGACGAGGAAAAGAAAGCGAAGAAGAAAAAGAAAAAACCAGAATATTATTACTACAAGTATCCGGAGAAAGAGGACTTTGAGAACGAGGAAGAGTATAAGAAGGCAGTTGAAGAGTTTAACAAGCTGAAGGCTGAGATAGTCAAAGAGCTTGGTCTGGAGAATGCTGAGGAAGTGATCAAGAAGAGCGTCCAGCCCAAATCCAAGAAATTCGAGGAAGTGAACCTCGAAGAGATAAGGGAGAAGGCTGACGAAGCAATGGACTTCAGGGAATTAATGTATTTTGTTGGGGAGTGATAAAAAATGATACCGAGATTACCGTATGGAAAGGAATATCTTGACTGGTGGTACAACAGGGGCGGAATGGTCGCCACGCTGTTCGGTCTTGACAGCGTTGGAGGAGCATCTGCAGTATCCGACGCGATAAAGAAAGCGATAGGACCATGGGATGCGCCTGCATCTCCATACAACTACTACTTTGAGCCAAAGTTCTCAGCGACTGTTCAGATGTGGGTTGAGAGGTCCACAGAAGTCTGGAAATTGCTGAGGAAGACAACATTCCTTGCAGAGGGAGACTCTCTGAAATACGTTGAGACTGACCTTGCGGGATTACAGGGAGTAACTGGCTCATCCACGCCGTTTTCATCTGGCTCAGCCGAGTCTGCTCCAACCGTTGCGACTCTCGAGGAGATTGAGCCGTCTTACATGGTTGATCCATGGGAGACGAGTTTGCCTTCGAGGACTAGGAGCACGTGGCAGGCTCAGCCAAAGCTTGACCCTCAATGGATAAAGCAATATCATGCTGAGCTGTTCCCACACCAGATAGATGCAAAGCTCTGCCAGACCGTTGATAGCCCTAACAACGATGGCTCTTCGGTCTTCTTCATAGAGTCAATTGACAGGATCTGCTCAGGCTATGCGGAGGCAAGCACGACTTACGTGTCAAGTGCAGCTGACCCTGATATTTATTGGGGTAAGAGCTCTGCACTGATTGACAGATCTGCGGACTCAGATGATACGTTTGGATGCGGTGCTGGAAGCGGATTATCCCTGCCCTCATCTGGCGCTGCGAGAGTCCTGAAGCTCGATTACATAGACGATGTGGTCGCAGCTATCATGCCTTACAGCAAGAATAAGAGGTTCATAGGGATAACTGGACCTAAAACATTGAACGAGATGCAGAAACTCATTGACCCCAAGCAGAGATACTTGAACGTGCCTGTTGACGTGCAGGTGACGATAAATGGAGTCTCAACGAGGAAAGGGGCTAAGGCGGGATTCACCGTCGGAGCCTACGTTGCTTCCGGAATAGAGATTCCATTCTTCACATCGAGGCATGTTGCCAACGAGACCTCTGCGAACAGGTCTGCGACGATCACAGATGCGGATATAGGCAACATCTACATCATAGACTTGGATACGATAGAGATCAGGACTGCTGTCCCTGTGACTTACCTCGAGACACCGCCTCATGCGATGCTCACAGGCGACATGTTGAAGACAAGGCATATGCTCTTATACGGCGCTCAGCTGATATGCACTAACTTCAGGGCTAACGGCGCTGTCAAGTACCTTAAGAGCACTTAGAGGTGCTGAATGATGGCGTTCAGCTATACCCTCGATGGCAGAACGATCTTTGGGAATAAGTGGGTGGCATGGGGCACCTTCACCAACGGAGCTAGTGATACGGGTGGAGACATAGATACAGGGCTCGCTGTTGTTGAAGCGATGTTTCTTCAGGAGACAGGAAATGCAGTGGCTTCCGCTTCGGCATGCAATGAGACGTTTCCGGTGAGCGGTGGAGTCGTCACAATAGTCACTGATGCTGGCGTTGACGGTCTCTGGTTCGCCATAGGCCGAATGTAGACTTTTAACCTCCTATCTATCTTTTTTTTTACGAAAAGCTTATTTCTAACATAATGTTTATAGAAGGTGGAGATAAACATGCGAGAAATGGGTCCGGTTAAGGTGCTCGATGCTGTAACGAGCACAGGTGCTTCTTCGGCCTACAACACGAATGGGAGGAGTAAGATTACGATGATCGTCATTGCATCCAGTGTGTCAACTGGAGCGACGATTGCTCTTGAGGGATCAGCTGATGGGACAAACTGGTATACCATTGATTCTGTGAATGTGACGAGTAATGGGACTTCATATCTGTCGAAGAATGAGGCTCATCCGATGATAAGGGCGAATGTCACTTCGAGGACGGATGGGAAGTATACGGTTTACCTCTATGCTGGGCGAGAGTAAGAATGGGAAGGCTGACTGCTCGTGAATGCCTTGCAGTGCTTGAGGAAAGGATAAGCAATTTAGCAAATAGGTTCGACCGCTTTGAGGAGAACCAGCAGAAGTTACTTGACAGGATAACTTCTGAAATTGAGAGGAATGCGCGGAGCATCAATGATTTATCACATACTGTAAAATTGTTGATGGAGGAGAGAAGGGAGAAGAAGCAGCTTGATATAAAGTGGAAGTTTCTTATAGCATCTACATTTATAAGTTTTCTCTTATATGTTATAAGTGAGGCCATAAGCAAGGTGATATGAATTGTCCTACACTTCAGAGGCGCTTGTAGAAGCTATCACGCAGATAGATATTACTAACTCATCTTCCCCGAGCTCAGATCAAGTGAGTACATGGATCGAGGAAGTTGAGAAGGAAGTTGAAGAGAGAAGGCTTGGGTCGCATACCGCATCTGATGTCTACATCGATGTGCCGTCTCTCAGAGAATCTTCAGGATATTATGATGTGACATATAGAGCGAAGACTGGGCAATTATTCATTTTAACGAGTATGGGTGCTGGGAGATTAGTGCCTTTAACGAATATCAAGGGGCCAATAATCTCTATCACTTCGCTGTACAAGAACGATAAAGATCCAAGTCAAGAGCCTGACTGGGTTGAACTGACTGAAGGACCAGGAGATGGTTCGGATTTCATCCTCTTACAGGCAACGTCTGGAAGCAAGGTTTATGGATATGCGCTGTGGATTTATGATAATTTTCCACTGCCTGGTCCCAAGCGCCTGAAGATGACTTACACGTTTGGATATAATATAGATGAGAAGATATTGCAGGAATGGTGCACGCTGAAGGTAGCAATCAAAGTCCTACAGGCGAAGATGGGGACGAGTAGTGGTGAGGGACTCAGTGAGTTTGCTGGAGGAGATCTTGGGACATACATCCCCACGCAATACCAAACAAGAATCAGCCTCTTCAAGCAGAGGATTGTAGAGATAGAGGCGACGTATTTTCCACATGAACTCGCAGTAGCGATCCTATCTTGACCATTATAATGGACAATTTTTGAGAAAAATTGGTCCCTATGCTGGACAATCCTATATATGAATAACATTATCTAAGAAAGTTGCGTAGTATTCAATAATGATAAATGAATCGCCGATGAAATTTGAAAATTGTGAGAGAAGGGATCTGTTACTTGTTTTTTTGGCCTTTGTCTTGTCATATCTTGAAAAAATAAAAAAATGAGGAAATTAGGTTAGTCTAGTTTCTTGATTAGTTGAAAAACTAGACTTCTTATTTCATCAATTTGTTCGTCTAATTCTCTGATTCTCTGATCTCTTCGAATTATCAGTTTTATCAATTCTTGTTTTGTGTATATTTGATAATACTCTTCTAGATTCATGTTCATCAGCTCAGAGTTTTTCTAATAGCTTCTTGAGCTTCAGAATAAGGTTTTTTGTGTTCTCTGTTTACTTCTTAGCTCTTTCGACTCTGTAGACTTTTTCAGGTTTCAGGTCTTTGAACTCAGCTTCGTCTAGAGCTATCTTTACTAGTATATTGAGTACTATCTGAGCTAATTCACTAGGACTTGACGATATCTCTCTCGTTACGATCTTCATAGCTTCACTTGAGTACTTGCCTAGACATAGCCAGCATTCTTTATCTTTCTCGTCTCTCTCTGTCTTACTCTTCTGTATGTATCGAGAAAATAGTTTATTCAATTTCTTTTCACTTCTCTCTTGTTTTTTCTCACTTGTCTCGTATCATCAGACTAACTCAAGTGAGCTCATGTTAGTCTGAATCATCAACAATTAATATGTCGTATTAATTTATAAATCTTTCGTTAAGTAACGATATTTACAAATACATATTTATAAATTATCATACATTCTACATATGTATAATACATATGTAAGCTTATCAGACTAAGCGTTTGAACACTTAAGCGCTTAAGCACTTGGAGTCCCGGAACATGCATATATAGAAAGCGAGGCGATTCATATTGGACTATAAAGCACTATATAGCGCTATATAAATGCGTGAAGAACTATATTTTTTCCCACTCTCCATCCTCCATTTTCATCATCTTGCGTTATCCGCTTTTTCCGATCCTGTATACACTTTCGTATACAAAATTTTCTTTACTTCATTTAAATACTCAGTTACGATTTTCGTAGCGTTTTTACGTTTTTCATAACAAAGTATACAGTTTCGTATTCAAAATCTTATATATAGGTTAAGATTCTTTATACGTACAGAGTGAAGTTAAAATGAAGAGTAATTCAAATGAGCAAAACGCAGAGTTTTCAAGTGATTACATTAAAGCGCTTCTTCAAACTCCGTTTCATCTTCTCTCTTCCGAAGAGAAGCGCGTTATCCGCGCTTTCGAGAGATCGTCTTTAGCTTACGAACGCTTTCTCAGAAAGCTTGGTTTAGCTTATCAAAACCAATTAACTCCCACTGAGGTCAGAGTTCTAAGGCGAGCCAGAAGGCGAAATCTTCAACATCAGCGAGTAGTTAATGAAATGCAAAGATCTCGATTTGAACCATCACCTCAGCAATTACATAAATCGCCTCAATTCAGAGATCACGAGGATCCAACGTATCCGCTCAAGCTGATGTGGTCTGACGGATATACTGAAGTCTGCAGTTATCAAAGGTTCATGAGAGACTACTGGCCCAAGATTCTTCAGCGATATAAGATCCAGCAATCTCAGAATCGAAAAACCTCAAAGCGTAAATCGAGAATCCGAGAAAATGCATATGAGCTTTTTAAAAAGAAATTTTCGGGGAGGTGAATGAATTGGGTTATTTAATTAAAATTGATGGCCATGTAATCCAAGTGGATAGTTACCAAAATCGGCGTTTTATCACTGCTCGTTCAATCAACGGTCGTCTAACACTAGCAGAGGCGAGAGAAGTTCTTGCAAAGCTCCAATCACTGGAGCTCTGGGCAGAGAGAATCGAGATTCACCACGACAAGGCTAAGCTCGTCTGGACCACGCTTTAACCAACTCTAGATTGAAGTTTGAAATTAAAGACTTCGAAAGATACATAAAGACATTCAGACCAAAGAAGCAATTTTTCGAAGAGTTGATCGATGCTCTAAATACTCAACTACTGACTGAATTAGCAGAGCAACTGAAGGATTAGGTATGTCTGATTGGCACGAGATAGCTTATCCCATATCTCTCAACTACAGAAACCATTGGAGTACTTGGGAGGCCTTAAGAGAGATCATTCAGAACGCATTAGATGAGACTGGGAGCTTCGAAGTTATTCAGGACCAGAGAGGAACAATAATTCGGGACAACGGCTCTGGTTTAGCGATAAAACATTTACTCTTTGGCGTCTCAGAAAAGAAATTCGAAGATTCAAGAGGTAGATTTGGTGAAGGCCTGAAGATTGCACTTGTAGTCCTCAAGAGGCTTGGCTATGATGTTACGATAAGATCCAATAGCTTGGAAGTCAAGACTTCAACACATGAGATAGAAGGCGAACAGTGCCTGAAACTTCTGTATCGCAAGATTGACAACCATATAGATGGCACTGAGGTTATAATACATGGTTATCACGGTCCAACATTTGAGGAGAGATTCACGATAAAGAAGACTCCGATATGGTCAGGTGAAACCATATTCAACGACAAAGCAGAGATCTATGAAGAAGACAAGCCAAGACTCTACGTCAAAGACATCTACGTTCAGGACTTGCCAAATGCGACATTTTCTTATAACCTCTGGAACGTCAGGCTTGAAGAGTCAAGAAATATAGCTGATCCTCTGGACCTGAAATGGGAACTTGGAAAGCTATGGGCCAGCGTGAGCGATTATAATTTACTCATCAAGTTCATGGAGGCTTTAAAACAGAAGAGGTGGGAATATCATAACTGCCGCTTCTTTTACGCTTCAAAATATCAAGAGAGGCTCAGAAGTGCATTCAGGGCAGTCTTCGGTCAAAATGCATTCCTCAAATGCTCGGATATGTGGACAACTGAGGCGAAGTGGAGAGGAGGCATCCCCATAGAGCTTCCATCAGAAATCATGGACGGTTTCATCAAATCAGGCATTCCAACTGATGAACGCTACGTGCTCATGAAGTCCGGGAGAACGAGAATCCCGGTTCCAGACTCTGAACTAACTGATACCCAGCTTGAAAATCTGCTGAAGCTTAGAAAGATAGCGAGGCGAGTGTTCCGGGATGACGGAGAGATACAGATCAGAGCATTCAAGCTTCCTCCAGACGAAGAAGGAGTCTGGATGAGGCATACGAAGACCATAGCGATCTCAGTCCGCGCACTTAATTATTTTCTAGACGCATTCTCTACATTCCATCATGAGCTCACACATGCGATATATAAGACAACAGATGGCACGCATGAGTTGATTCACGCATTGTCCAAGTGCGCAGCTCTGATAGCGGCTGAATTTGGCATTCCGGGCAAAGTCAAGCTTCCAAACAACGCATATAGAAAATTCAGACAGCGATATTCAAAGTCCAGTTCCAAGCGATCCAACCGGTAATTCGTGTATATTATATGAAGAAAACATTTCAGATTAAGTTTGGAGTGGTCTGGTCCAGATGGAGGCGAAACTAATTCTTAGAAAAATATTGGACGAGTTAATCGAAGAGCTGAAGAGAGATGGAGTCCATGCTATCAGATACGAAGACGAAGTTGGAGGAAGAGTCATCTACATCAACCATGAGAGGCGAGATGCAATGATGAATCTATCTCTTGCCCTCCAAGACAAGATAGATATGGCGATTCAACTGATGAATTATCTTAAGATCCTTCCACATCCTGAAGAGGAGGGCGAGGTTTCTAATTTGAATATTTATTCTGGGGATAGATTCGAATGAAATTAACTCTTGAAGAGTTAAAGAAGCGAGTATTTGAAGAGGCGGAAAAGATAGACGACGTGAAACTCTATTATCGCCTAAAAGAGCTCAAGATAAGGTATATCTCTCCAAGAAGCACATCCTTCTACGTCCTCAAAGTGATAATCGCACTGAGAAGGCTTCGCTTGCCGATAAACTCGAATGTTATAACTTGGCTCTTCAAAGACAAGAGTAACATCTTTGCAGTCCTTCATAATCTTGGAGACAAGCATCTTCTAATACTTAAGAGGAAAGAACGAATTTATGAATGGATATTAAACGAACACTTGCTCGGTGATTTCCTTGAAGGAGAAAATCAGGCTCCCATATGACGTCCTCATGAGAGCCTCGAAGAGATGGGGTCTCAAAGAAACCGAAGACGAATACATCGTTGAGTCTCCAAACTTCATATTCTTCTGCAAGAAGCTTGTCTGGAACGAGCCTCGTGAAACGAACCCATACAGAAAGTTCATCCAGATGAGGCTTTCACGTTAACAAATTGAAGGAGGTGAAAAGGAATGGATTTTGGAAGATATGTGGAGAAGAAGAGAGTATCTGCAGGTGCAAAGAAGCACTATGTGGGGCCGATAGAGAATCCTGAGGATTGGGCAGTGATAGTCGAAGTATTTGGCACGAGTTCTCCCAAAGAGCTCGGCCAGATACTTCTCGGCTTAGCTAAAGACATCAAGGCTGGTAATGCAGAGATTGTTTTTAAAGATTGAGCTCGCCATTGAGGTTTCAACGTTCTTTAAACCTCTCCTTTTTTTTCATTTTTTGACTCTAGAGCTTCTCAGCAGGCCTGAGAGGCGGAACAAGAAGAAGGAGGAAAAAGAATTTGGATAAGCGAATAAAGATTTTATTAGAAGCTTTCGCGAGGATCGATTCCACCAAAGAGATACTAAAAGAGATCGCTGACAAACCGGGAATTCACTACTTTATAATTGCTAACGAATTAAACGAAGCGGCAAAAGAAATCAGAGGTCAGCTCAAAGCTCTCATATGGGCAGAGTTCTGCACCAAGCATGGTATAGAGGCATGAAGCATGCTACGAGTAAATCTTTTGAACGCATTGGAGAATGCCAAACAGGAAACTCTAAAGATTGCTGATTCAACAAGACATCCAATAAGGAAGAAACGTGCATTGGAAGCTTATCAACAAGCTTGTGAGATCAGAGACTTCTTGGAGAACCCATCCCTCTACAGGCGATTTGGAAACCAGAGGTATCAGCATCTAGTCGAGATGTTCAGGACTATGATTCGCTGGCTCTACATCAGGAAGCCAAAGAGGAGGCGTGTATATTCAATAGTCCTTGGTCTCTATAAAAGAGAGTATTCCTTTGACCTATATTACCTTATCAAGGTTGAGCAATCCACTGAAGCTACATTTAAGATAGGACAGTTGACTGGATTTCCATCATTCTATGGTGATTGATATGGAGAAGGAAGAAGAGAAGTTTGAAGTGAGCAAGAGGAGACTGCAGATGGCGTACAAGAGGGTACTTGAAGTCTTCGAAGAGCTTGCAGAGAAGGGAGTTACTGAAGCTGAACTAATGCTGGCTACTCAGTCTGCATTTCAGGCGAGGATAATAGCGGTCTATATAACGAATTTGCTCAAGTTTGCTCAGGAAGAGGAGGAGGAAGGTGAGTCCTATGCCTCATGAATATCCAGAATCGGTGGCCGTAGAAGTCTGGACTAAAGATGGATTGACATTCTCAGTAGTACAACATTCAATCATGGGTCATTACTGCGGCTATGTTAGATTTCCGAAGAGACCGGTGAGAGAGCAGGGATACTTCGGCATTTTGACTTATGTTCCTGTGCATGGGGGCATAACGTATGCTGAAGAAAGCGAGGATGGAAGCATGGTCTACGGTTTCGATTGCGCACATTTAGGCGATTGGAGTCCTCATCATCCTGAGGGAAAACAGTGGACTCTGGAAGAGGTCAAAGCAGAAGCTGAGAAAATGGCTAAAGGGATTAAATGCGTGGCTAAGTATGAGAAACGCTACCTTGAATGCGTCACCAATGAATGCAAAGCTAAGGTGATAGACGAGTACCATAAAGAGATGAAGGAGAGGTTCGGCATAAAATTCGACTTGGAGAATAATTTTGGAGCATTATTGAATTTGCTTGGAGGTGAGCTATAAATGCCTTTCAAATTAAAACTCAGATATTATGGAAGAGCAGACTTGATGAGATGGATCCCAGCAGAGGACGCCTACGAAGACGCGAATTTTTCTCTGAGCACAACGAAACCAATCATCGTAGCGTTTCCGTCTCCTGAACCAGATGGAGACGACTACATAGCAGTATACGAGGTTATAGAGGAGGAATGAGACATGGGGCAGTATTTCTTGATAGCGAACTTGACGAAGCAGGAGTACCTGCATCCATACAGGTTAGGATGTGGTGCGAAGCTGTGGGAGATCTGTGCCAATAATCAGATAGGAGTCTTAGCTTATCTGTTGAGGAGAAGTGATGGACTTGGAGGAGGAGATATAAATAACTTCAAAGACTTTCCGAATGCTGGAAGATGGGCTGGTGATGCGATAGTGGTAGTGGGCGATTATGATTCAAGCAAACTCTGGGACTATGTACAGGACCACTTCAAAGAAATAACTGATGAGATAGCTGAGGAGTACAATAAGTTTATAGAGATTGAGAATTTGAAGATAGGCAAAAATAGGAAGAGGATGAGAAGATGCCTTGTATGATAATCTTCGTATGGGAAGACACTGATTGGAGCATAAAAGCTGGATATGTCTACAGCTTGAAGAAGGCAGAGAAGATACGCGATATTCTGCAAGAAGACTTGGAATCTGGATGGATCAGCTGGTTCAAAGAAGTCAGAGTCTTTGGATATCAACTGAGTGCAGAACATGATCTTCCGAACATAAGAATAAAGAATGGAGAGATTGAATTAAGAGGTAATACAGATGCCTAGATGTCCGGTTTGCAAAGAAGAGCTTGAAGAGATCATCATCTTCGGTTCAATGGTTTGCCTGACGACAGAAAGCTACATGCTGGATAAAGATGGAAATTACACCAGATTCGAAGAGATAGACAGAGATGGGGTGGATTGGTGCTTTGACCATGCTGAGTGCCCTCATTGCGGCGCAATCCTGAACGTTAAGTTCGAGAAGAGAGGCGAGGTAAAGCTGTTGGAGGAGGATGAGGATGCCTAGATGCCCAGAATGCGGTAAGGAGATAGACCACCTGATTTATCATACATGCGAACTCGCAACTGTGTTGTTGAATGCCGTAGGGACTATAGATTACATCCCCTGGGCAATGGGTGCCTGTACTAATGACTCGCCAGAGTATAGGTGCCCAGAGTGTGGCATTGTCCTCTTCGACAACGAGGAAGACGCTGAGGCGAGTTAAATAATGCTGAAGAAGAAAGTTAAGACATTGACCGAAGAAGAGTTTATTAAACGTCTTGGTTTGCCTAAAGACTCCTACATACTTGAAGTGAGCATGACTACAACATTCCTGAAGGGTGGCTCTGAGTTCAGACGGTTCACTATAGAATACCTAATAGTTGAGAACGATGCTTGAGGCTATACTATTGCAGACCTTTAACTTCCCTCTCTTTTTTTTTTATTGTAAGGTTATATATGAGATATAAAGCTCATCGGGTAAAGAGGCTTCTGGAGCGAGGTGATGACTGAGCTTGACCGCTTTGAATCAGAATGATGAAGAGATCGAACAGGAGCCTCGTACCAGAACCTTTATAAACCAAGTTTGTTAAATTAAATTCGTGATGAAAAATGATCGGGATAATTAAAAATATCTTGTCTGGAGTTGGCTCAGGTCTTATAACTGCATTCTTGGGCTACATGAAGAACAAAGGAGAAGAGTTTGACTGTGCAAAGTTCGTGCAGACGCTTGTTGTTGGAGGAGTGGTTGGAGGAGTCGCTCAGTCATGCGGCATGGCTTATAATGATGCTTACGACTACCTCGCAAGCATAGGCGTGATCTCCCTCATTGAATATATCAAGAAATCCATCTGGAGAAGGTGTCTTTCTAAGTACTTCTAATGTTATAATTTAAAAATATATATTTATAAATATAAAACCAGATAGCATATTTTTATTCTTTATTTAATATATTATATTAATTAATATAATACTTTGAAAAGACGATAACGCTTATATACTCAAATCTCATAGTCTTTACTCACGAGTTGAGAAGTAATGAAATTGAAAGAGATAGCCAGAAGAGCAAGGAGAATTTTTGAGGAATTTGGATGGACATGGTTTCATGGAGTCCCTCTAGAGGAAGATTTTGAGGAGCATATTCGAGACTCAATTGATGTACTAAAATCAGAGGATGCAGATTGGGTCAGCAGTGGAAGAATAATGGTCATCAACAACAGACATTCCAACGAATACATAATCTGTGTTGAATTAGGAGAGATTCCGAAAAATGAATTTGAGAGATCAGATAATTGAGTGTTTTAGAGAGAAAGGAGACTGGAAGGTAAGCGACCTATCAGCAAAGCTTTCAGCGTCTCCAAGAGACCTGCTCAGGGAGCTCAATGTCCTGAGAAGCACAGGACAGATAAAGAAAGTGGGAAGAGACGTCTGGGTATCAGTTAACATATCTGGCAAGGTAGAGACAGAACAAGAAAACAGCCTCATCCCTCAGAACGTTATTTACGACGATTGGCAGCATGTGGTCAGCAAGCTTTTGAAGTGCTATGAGCTGGGACTGAATGTGTTGTTAATTGGCCCAGCAGGAGTGGGAAAAACCGAAAGTATCAGAAAGACAGCTGAGCTACTCCACAAACCTCTCCGAATCATTCCATGCTCCCTGAGGACAAGGGAGCATCATATAATAGGCAGGCTCGATACTACTCAGGAAGGCAACTTATACTTCAAGAAGGGACCGTTGATCCTCAGCATGGAAGAGGGAGGGATCTGTTATTTTGACGAACTTTCAGTGGCGGAACCCGATGTCCTTGTTCGGGTCGATGAGGCATTAGACCACAGGAAAGAGATAAACGTTGAAGGCAGGACATTCAGGGCGAAAGAGGGATGGTGGTGCGTCGCATCTATCAACCCACTTGACAGACTTCACTTAGGCACCAAAATGCTTCCAGCGCAGATAATATCACGTTTCCCTGTCAAGCTGGAACTCAGATACCCTGACATCAGCACGGAATACAACATCGTTAAACTGCACGTCCCTGAGATAAGCAAATACTCATCCGAGATGGTAGAAATCATCAAGGCAATGCAGTTTCTGAGAAAGACCGAGTTACCATACATCCCAAGCATTCGAGAAAGCATAGCGATAGCTCGCCTCCTTGCATCAGGCATCAAGGAATGGACCGCAATAAACATGGTCCTGGTAGAAGTATATGCGCAATGGGGAGAAACTGTGAAGATGCAGGCAACCGAGTTGTTAGAGAGCAAGTTGGGGAGGATAGAAGAATGACTCTTGACTTCCTCGAAGAATCATACCAGATAACCGAAAGCATAGACGATGAGCTGATAGTGGTTGCGCAGGAAGGGAAAGAGGGAGGTCTTCCGATAAGCAGGCTCGCAAATGGCAAGATAGTCCTCTTTGCAAAGTATGATCCACTTTCCTACGAGATAAAACCTGGAGATGTGGTCGAGTGCGTCATAATAAAAGTGAAACCAACATACGTGATAGTTAAACCCCTCAAAATAAGGGGGAAATAGCTTGAACCCTGACGAAGTCCTCTCCTTCCTGGCACGTGCATGGAGCGAAGATAAGAACGTAAGAATATATAGAGCTTATTGGTTCTATGCACATCCAGAGACAAAGATAATTCACCTTCCAAGCTACCTTGAAAGAATACCAAACGAAAAAGAACTCAACTTATACGATGTGAGAAGATGGAGGTTCTTCAGGTTCTCCGCCTGGCACGAGGCTCAGCACATAAGGTTCTCCCCTGATAGGAAAGACATATTCGAATCAGCACGGGACATGCTCCTATCCAGCAAACCTACATATATCTCATACATCAGAAAGGAAAAGCTCCTCATGAACCTTATCGACATCTTTGAGGACTACAGGATTGAAAAGCTTGGCTTGAGGGATTACAAATACGAAGAAGAGAAGGAATTCATGAAAGAGATCGGAAGAAGAGGTACGGAAATCGCATTGGCAAACATACCTTCACTGGCATCAACTCTCAACCTCCTCACAGACAACTCAATAAGGGCACTCAGGCTCACAAATTTGATGATAGGCATTCTCCTGTTCGATTACAAACCGAAAAGGCAGACCAAGTGGACCAGAAGGCTCCTCAAAGTAAAGAAGATCATGGAGAAGATCGAGACTGTGGACGACCTGATAAACTCGGTCATCCTTGCATACAACATTCTGGAAGACTTATGGGTCGAACCTATAGGCGCTTTTTCCATTGAAGAGATAAAATACACTGTGCTTCCTCAAACTCTGGAAACGGGAAAGGAAATAAAAATAGAAGCTCCGCAGTTCATCCTCTCAGAGTTTGAAGAAGTGAAAAAATACATCAAGAAATACGAAGAGCAGATGCAGGTGATGGAGGCATCGGCAGGCCTGTTTGGCGGCTCTGTGCAGAGGCAGAGAGGCGACTGGGAAGAAATATACTCTCCCGTGAAAGCTCAGGCAGAGATCCTCAAGACCAATCTCATGAAGTGGAAAGTTGGATGGGTTGAGGCTTTGGGACATGTGGGCGACGATATCGAGCCTGAATCCTACCTCCTCTCAAGGCACTACAGGTCATACGAGAGACCAAAGTTCTTCATAGACGAGAGAAAGCTGAGACCGGAAGGCAAATTCCTCTTCCTCGTTGACATGTCTGCTTCGACAGAAGGGTATAACGAGATGTACAGGCAGGCACTTGCGATCATCACTTCCGCGCTCGACTACATCGGCATCGAATTTTCCATAATATCATTCTCAGGCCAAGCATTATCCCTCATAAAAGACCTCCATATCCCATTCGACCTGAACGCAAAGGAGAGGATAGCTGGTCTCGAGTCTGAAGGAGGAACCCCATTGGGTTATATTCTTCGCAAGCTTTCTCCATACATGGTCAACATAGACAGGCTCGTTGTGATGACGGATGGAATGCCAGGAGACACATATCTCTCCCTCAAAATGATAAACGAATATAGAAACTCGGGAAAGAAGGTTGGAGTTCTACTCTTATCAAAATCCTTGAGGGTTCTCGAAGTTCCATTCGTTGAAGAGCTCACCAGAATCCCGAACATATTCACATTCACACAGGAAATCTCAGAACTTCCGATCCAATTCTTCAAGTTATTGGAGTATATGAAGTGAGCACAGTCACACGAGTGACCGCAGCCATGCGTTAAATGGCAAAAACAAAATAGGAGGATGAGAAAGAAGATGGTGGATTTGCATAACGTGGATCTGGAAGCCGAAGCTCAGAAGCTTGCAGAGCTTGCAGAGCTACCCAAAGAGCGAGTCCTGGCTGAGATTCAGGAGATCATAAACAAGGAGAACAGACCTCCACTCGTTGCAATCATAGTCTGGAAGGCACGCAACAGCTTTCAGTTAGGAGCTGGCAAAGTTGAGATGATAGGCAGAGTCGTAGCAAAGGAGCCTGAGAGAGAAGGAGGGCAGAACAAGGTCGCAACAATTCACTTCGCAGTTGAAGACCCTGAAACCAAGAGCATAGTCTTCAGGTCGGCTGCTCTATGGGACGATAGAATAGACAAGTTCTACAACCTCTTCGAAGAAGACAAATGCTATAAGTTCACGTGCACCCTGAGGAACGATGGCAGGATAACTAGGCTTGGAAAAATAGAAGTTGTTGAGGAGCCAGCGCCAATACCCAAGATCACAGACATTGAACCAACGCCTCTGGACCAATTAGTTGATGTCGGAGGGACAAACGATCTGATAGCCGGATGGGTAGGGAGGCTTGTAACCAGAAGAGACACAGGCGAAATTCTCGGCATGGACATAGCAGACCTGAACTCTCCACTTCCTGTGACTGTCTGGTTCGGAGGTCAGTATTCGAGGATGACTCCAGAGCAGGAGCAGCTATGTGCAACTTTGCAGCCAGGCGACGAAGTTCGAGTCTTCGGCTACGTGAACCTTTCGGGTTCCAATGTGAGCATGAGGGCGATAAGGGTGGTGAAGCTCTGACCACCCTCATCTCTTATTTATCAAGGAGGAGTGACTGAATTGCCAGAAATAGTCGTGATGAAGAACGTAACGAGAATCGAGAAATGGATCGTCAAGCAGGGCGATATTTCGCAGGAATATTACGTTCACTATCTGGAAGGAGACAAGAAGAGCCTCACTTCCATTCAGTGGAGGGATGGTGACGGAATAGACCACAAAATCTCGTATCTCGATTTGCGAGCCATACAGGAAATTTTGAAAATGGGAGAGTACAAGCTGTGAAGGCTGAGCAGGAAATAAAAGCAAAGGTGGCGAATGGTATTAGAATCCGTTTGGATAATCTGAAGATTCTGGTTGAATTTCAGCTCTCGAGGCTCATGAAGGCAAAAACCGTTGAGGAGGTTATGGAGATCAAACAGAAGATCCTGTTGAGCTGGGTGGATTTCATACCTCTCGGCGCTTTCTCATGCTACTTCTGCATGCTCCATGATGATTGCATGAAATGCGAATATGCGAAGATCCATGGACCATGTTTTGAAGGTAATTCTGATTTTCGCGAGATTATCGACGCTCAAAGACTGTTCAAGCGCTTCATCAAGGAAAAATATTACGGAGGCGAAAAATATTGAAAGCTGATGAAGAGATCAAGAAAGAGATGGCGGAAAACATCAGAATTAACCTCCGCAGATTACAAGAAAAAACTGAATGTCTGCTATCAGAGATAGCTAGCGCTGAAACTGTAGAGGAAGTCATGAGAAAGAAACGGCTCATTCTTCTGCTATGGCTGGACTACATGCCTATGGACGAATCTTCCTGCTACTTCTGCCTCCTCAATGAAAGGACGGATGTTGAGCTATGTCGAGGGTGTGAATATGCAGAGGTGCATGGCTTTTGCTCTGACAAAGACTCTGATTACGCTCAAATCTGGAGAGCAAAGAAGAATCTCAGACAGTTAATTCAAGAAAAATATTATAGCGGTGAGAAGTATGAGTAGAAGACCAGTCAGAAAAACCGTATTCGTCCCGGATAAGATTCCTCAGAAACAAGTGTTCTCAATTGAAGTGATAGGAGAGCCAGATCAGGGAAAAACGCATTTCAGCGCAACGTTTCCGAAAGCTCTCTTCCTCGACACAGAAGCGAAAGCAGATATCGTCCTGAGGAAGATGCCAGAGAAAGGTCATGTGTGGAAGCGAGTGATGACTTGGCAGGACATTGAGGCAGGAGTCGAATGGGCGCTTCAGCAGCCAGACATCAAGACCATAGTCATAGACTCAGGTGGTGATATCAGGGATCTGGCATTGGATGAGTGGAGAAGAAGGACAGGTAAGTCCTCACCCGTAGCCTACATAGACGGTCAGGCTGTACCGGTTCTCTGGGCTCAGGTATACGAGATAATAGACTCAACGAGATAATAGACTCAACGGTTCGAAGAATTAAAAACTCTGGGAAATACTTGGTCGTAACGTGCAGGACCAAAGACGAGTACATAGCTCATGCTCCAACTGGCAGGAGGGTGAGAGACGGCTACAAGAAGTTTCCATGGGATCTCAGCATGGCTATCTGGATACAGAACGGGATAACTGACCCGAAGACAGGCAAAGTATACTTCAAATTCTACAAGTTCGGCAAGGTGATAAAAAATAATTTCTGGGGCGTTGATGTGAAGCAGGGAGTCACCTATCAGAAACCATACCTCTTCGACATATCATATGAAGGAATATGCAACGAGATGCTGAAGCCATGGGGTCCCGTGAAGCTCCCGCAGGTCACTGAAACGATAATCAAGGAGGCTGAAGAATGGCTGAAGAGCAAGGGACTACTCTGAGAGATAAGATAGAAGTCAAGAAAGAAGGATGGGCAGACAAGAATTTCATAAAAGCAAGTTATCATATGATCTCAATCGCTGAAATATCAACATTAATACCAGAGGAAGCCATTAGGTATCTTGAGAAGATGGCAATTGAAGCCGTGGTCAATCGAGTGAGATCTGATGCCTTGCTCGATATTCAAGAAAAAGCTAGATCCTCGATTGACCCAGTCTTCTTAAAAGAGTATAATATTGCATTCCTTCATGAACCTGAGCTTGAGAAACCATTACTGATAATTAATGAGAGACATCTTAAATCTTTAGACGAGGGAAGAAAATGGCTGAAAAGCAAGAACCTGATCTAAAGGAAAGGCGAAGGCCTTACTACAGGCTTTTCGAGCATTTATCCGAATGTTTTTACCTCGGACATTGCACTATCTGTTGCGATGTCCTTGCATACGGCATTGTTTCAACGCTTGATCTTCCGAGATACCCGAGAACATATGAAGGATACATGCAACTCACTAAATTGGAGCGTGAAAGGATGACCGCGTTCCAGAAGCTCATATATGAATTTTTCTCTCAAATGTCAAATAAATGCGAAAAACTTCATCAATTAGTCAAAGATGCAAAGATTGATCCTATTGGTTACTTCAGCAGATTCGCCATGTATGTCCTGAGACTGCCGAAGGAGAGGAGACAGGCTTTATTGAAGAAATTCCCAAGCCATGCAGAATTTGATTTCCCAGATTGGTTAAATCTGATGGAGGAAGCGAAGTATGGATGAAGACCTGAGCTTCAGACGCTTTCTGAGAGAATGGATCGGGAATATAGACGAAAGGGATCTTTGCTTCTATCGCGGTATAGGGGAGTTTATATTCTTTACAACACTCTCCATTATACTAGCAGTCCTCGTAACTTCCCTAATTCTCAGTGTTATCCTTGCACTCGGAAGCTTCTCATTCGGCGTGATAAGAGTTCTCTACTGGGCATGGAGATCTGATCAAATATGACTCTATATGATGAGGGGCTGAAGATCCTGAGCAGGCGCAAGGTGGTCTTCGCAGAACGCTTCATCCCCTATTTTTTTATGTCCTATGGAGCTCACATCTTCAATCTGATGAACAAGCGAAGACGTATCTATTACGAGCATTCGAGAATACCGGATACAAGGTTGCATCTGCTCTTTGTTGCTCCACCCGGCTTTAGCAAGTCTTTCTTCATGAAACAATGCTTCTCTGAATCAGTCGGCATACTGAACACTCCAAGCATCAAGACGATATTTCAGGGATCATGCACTGAGGCAGGATTCGTTGGCACGATAGAGAAGAACAAGGGCAAACCCGTCAAGCGAATGGGTCTCGCTGAGGAGTATAAGGACGGCATAGTTGCAATAGAAGAGTTCACCGCAATCACCAAAGTCCTCGAACAGAAGCACTCACTGACATTCGAGGCTCAGCTCAACTCCGCGCTTTTTGGAGGGGAAGTTCACAAGAGACTCGCATCCGGCAGCATCAACTACAGGACGAATGTAACGCTGATTGCCGGGACCCAGATAGCGAAGTTCGACATAAGTGGTGGTTTGGGCAGGAGGCTTTGCTACATATACTGGGTTCCAGCGCCAAGAGATTTCAGGACATTGATAGATGCCGTGAGGGAGGGAACCAACATTCCCCTCGATCAGAAATCTCTCATTGAGTACAGAAACAGCCTGATGAGCCTTCAGAGAGCGCTTGACCAGATACAGAGCGTCACGTTCTCCAGAGACCTCTACGATTTCTTCGATGGGAGGCCTCACTTCGAGCATCTCCTGTACAGGAAGATGGCGCTTGGATACAACCTCTTCGTTCATCCTGTATCAAGAAATTATGAAGTGGTGTTGGATGCCAGGCTTAAGACGCTCATAAAAAATGCGATGAGGTGGAGAGATGAGTTGTTAGCGGATCCAGAAGGCTCTCAGGTTCTGACCATACTCAAGAGGAGAGGAGGCATTATGAGCAAGGAAGACCTTCAAACTGAGCTCCTCAAGTACTCGATAAACTGGGAATCTTCAAGCTATATAATAGACAAGTTGTTGAGGCTGAGGAAGATAAGGTGGACGAGGGGAGGTAAGCTTGCGATTGTCTAGGAAATGGCTTATAGGATGGGTTGATGGTCTGATCATTGGCTTGTATTCCATGGCGCTTCCATACCCATACAGCCTCATCGGCATACCATCAGTCCTTGTTTCAATATACTCGCTTTACAAACTGCTTGGAGAAATAGAGGAGGAAAGATAAATGACCGAAAGAGAATCTCTTGAGATACGCAAACTTGGAGAAGAGGCGGTTAAGGAGGCTCTCTCCAACAAGGAGATAGAGAAATTTATCAAGAAGGAAGCTAAGAAGATAGTCCATGAGAAAATAAAATGGTACCTCCATGAGATATTGCCTCCAGATGAGGTCATAAATGAAATAGTTATTAAAGCATTAAGAAATTGGAGGAAGAACGATGCCTAGACCGAAATCTGCTGAACCAATGACTCTCACAACGATCTACTTACCCATCCGATTCATAGAATGGATAAAGGAGCATGAGTACAAAGTCGCAACATTTGTCAGAGAAGCAGTTGAGGAGAAGATAGAGAAAGAGTCTGGATATGACGAGATGATAAGAAAGACTGAAGAGAAGATAAGCGAGCTCCAGAGAGCGCTCAAGAATGCACAGGATAAACTGGTCAGGCTCAGGCGTGAAAAAGTTGAGTTCGAGGAGAAAGAGAGAATTGCAAAGCTCAGGGAGCGAATATCCACTGCAATACTGAATATTCCATACAGGGATGAGCTTGAATGCGCAAGGGATTTAAGGGAGCTTGGCAAAGACATGGAGTGGGAAGAGTGGCGTGACCTCGTTAAAAGCGTATGGGATGAGATGAGGATAGATGGAGATAGGGCCTGAAGAGAAGTGGTCTTTGTACAGGGTTTGGGTCACTGACCTGGGCAAGTGTCCCCGTAGAATACAGCTGAAGTATCAGGGAGCTGAAGAGCTTCCTCCTCACTTCTATCAGATCAAGGGTCATCTTGTGCATGAAGAGATAGAGAGGATGCTCAAGCATCAAAAGCCATCTGAGCTTTCAGTTGAGGAGGAGATATGCAGAGAGCTTGAAAAACCACTCTCCAACTTTCAGAAATGGCTCAAGACAACGAAATACGACCTCTCAGATGCAAAGTCTGAGCTCAAGCTCGAGATGCCGATGCCTCTCCCTCACCCAAACAGCGAGGAATACACTCTCGTCGGAAAGCTTGACTTGATAACTCCCAATCTCATAATAGACTTCAAGTCTGGAAGGAAGCAGAACAGGAGAGAGAATAGAATACAGCTTGTAGCTTATAAGATATTAGCTGAGTATAATAACATAGTTAAGAAACCCAAGCTTGTAAATGTGTTCCTTGGAGGCAGAGAACCTAAAGAATTGGAATATTCCGAAAGCGACGTGCAGAAGGCTGAGTCTGAGTTCTACGATATGATCACCGAGCATGTTGGGATACTTGAGGCAGTAAAGCAGGGAATGAAGATGCCGTGCCGTGTAAGCTTCAAGTGTATATACTGCCCATACAGAGGAGTATGCAGAGGTTACTGATATGAGTGAATCCTGTTTCTATCTGACGAGAAGAGAGCATTGGATAATCAATAAATTCCCTCAGAGGGGAAAAAATCTGGTCTGTATACTCGAAAAGGAGAATGATGTGCGGGAAATTTACGTGAATAACAAATTAATCGCAATATTCGAGAAAGATCTCTCCATCTTCCCATTCGCTCTACCATCCGTATGGATTCATGAGTTACATGAGATAGAGGCAGATGAAGTATATGAATAAGAATAAGAAGATAATACTTTATGGGGAGCTTTCGAAACTTCTCTACAGCATGGGTCATTCAAACCCACATGAAATAAACCACATAGTGACGAAGATGGTTGAGGCGTACCATAAGGCAGTTAAGGAGGCGCGCAGTTGAACGCTAAGAGAATACTCTGGATCATATTCACCATAGTAGCAGCACCAGCAATCGTCTACTTCATTTCCCTTGAAGAGTTATATAAATACTTCAAGAAGGGAAGGAGGTGAAACAGTTATGGCATCTGGAGGAGGCAGTCTGCCCACGTTGTGGAAGTCAAGGCTACAGAATTGTGAACGATAGCTTCAGAGGATTCGAGGAGTGGCTTCGTCTTTCAGGTCAGACATTTCAGGATTTCATTCTTGAGCAGGAACAGAAATATCGCCGAAACATAATCCATCTACGTGGTTGTTCTAAATGTAGATTGAAGGCGAGAAGCAGATGAGCAATGCTCTCTGCTCTCGAAGCCTTAAGGAGGATGAGATGATGAAGAAAATGTCCAAGCCTTTCATCTTTGTCGTGAGTTTGAAGGAGCTGAAAAGATACGGATGGAGTCCAGAGGAACAGATCAAAAACAACCCGAGAATTAGAGGATTTTATAGAAAATGGAAGGAGGATAAACAGATATGAAAATCTGGGAAGTTGAAACGCCCGAAGACTTCAAGAAGTATCTGCATGAATTATCTGAGCATTCTGAGGTTGGTCCTCTCTATTATCAAGCGATAGCTGATACATTTGATAAGCTCTATGAACAGCTAGGGTGGGTTCTTAGACTTGCCTTCGTGTTTGGCTTTGTGCTTGGGATTGTTTTTTCATATCTCCTCAGGATGGTGATAGGAGGTTTCTGAAGAATGAAGATGAATCTAAAAACTCTCAGAGAAGAACTGAGAGCACTTTCAGAGAAATATCCTAATAGTGACTTGTGGACGAGGGTCTTCTTTCTGCTTGATGAATACGAGGCTGAACTGCGACAGTTTATTTCCAAAGAAGCTACAAGTTGTTGTCTTCTTACAGAAAGAAATCTTGGAACTGAATGTCCCTTAAGAAAAGAGATTCTTGGAGAGGAGGCTTCTGAATGAAAGTTAAGACTGTTCTGCTGTACAAGTTCCGATGTCCCGAATGTGGAACTGAAGTTCTAGTAGCGAATTGCAAAGATGAAGCCTCTGTAATATGCGCTAAATGTGGAGTTTGGATGCGATGGATGAATGGATACAAACGAAAGATATGTGATGGAACTGATGTTCATGCTGGCGATAAGGCATTTCCAGAGGAGGAGTTTGAACGAAGATGAAGGTTTATATCATTCTGTCTTCAGCGCCTATGGGTGATGAGCTATTAGGTGTTTGCTCTACACCAGAGAAAGCATTAGAAAGAATAATTGAGGATTTGAAGAAGGAGGTAACATCTGAAGAGATAGAAAAATCCATGAAGGAGCTTGGTTTAAGCATGTTTCTTTTGATATATGAGTACTCGATCTTTGAGTGTGAGGTTGATGGTAAAGATTGCAAGTATGTGTCATTTGGGAAGCAAAAATATGATCCATTCGGCATACCGGGAAAGACACGATGTGGAGACTGCGGGAAGATATTGACGGATGTGGATGAAAGATTGGACGATGTGTTCTTCGATCATGGAATCAGATGTAAAAATGCTATGAGGAATGGTTAAAAGCTAAGAAAGGAGATTAAACATGCCAATTGCTCTCCTCATCTTAACCCTCATCGCCGTATTGCTCGACTACTCTCATCCAGATGACATGCCTTTATCTGAGAAGTACAGGCAGGAGTGTGGGTAGATGATTGAAATAAGGAAGTCAGGGTTATACTGGGAAGTAATAAGAGATGGATATCTGTTCTGTTATTGTAAGTCCAGGAGACTCGCTGAAGAGATAAAGGAGGACTTGATGAGATATGAGAGAAGTGTGGACAGAAAGAGGCGCTAGAATAACAATTCATAGAGCTACTCAAGAGCTCAGGTGTGATGGAGACTGCGGTTTCTACATTCAGCCTGATGAGCAGTACGTCGAAGTGAATATGCCTATAAATACTAAGCGAGGCATTTCTTATATCACCAAGAGATATTGTTTAAAATGCTGGAAAATACGGAGGCATGAATATTTATGAAAGTGGAAGTTCAGAAGATAGAAATACCGATGCTGGTCTGTAATAAATGCGGTAAACAATTTGAAGATTCATATGATTTCTGCCCATATTGTGATTCGAAAGATTTGATGACTAAAAACGTTGTTGTTGACGCTGTCAGATGTGAAAACTGCGGAGCACTAATCCCTTGCGTTCATTCAAATTTTCTTATGGGCTCCCGGTTTAAGATTATTGCATGCCCATACTGTTTTGAGAAAAGCAATAAACCTACCGGACAAAGAGTTATAGCGATCTATTATAGGAAATCCTGGTGGAAACCAGATTTTTTCTTAACATATAAAGGAAGAGATGGAATTTATGAAGTGAAAAGCCAACGAGATAAAATAACGCTTCAGATACTCAACTCTGATGCCAGAGCAGAAGAAGCGTCCTTCAAGAGGATTGATTTTAGCCTCAATAGCAAGATCTTATGGCAAAATGGGAGAGCTATCGGTTATTATGTATACTCTTTCGAAGATTACCCCAAACCCGTAATGCATCAGATTTTCGTGAGAAAAGAGGAAAGGCATAAAGGTTACGGATCAAGAATGCTCATGGATTTTCTGGAGCAATTCAAGCCTCAGAAAGTGCTATTCGAAACTCCGATCTCTCCTTCCTTTGGAAATTTATTGGTCAAGTTGAACTTGTGCAAACGAGAACATGACGGAACAATAACTTCATTAGGGAGAATTGGCTTTGTTAGGCTGGGATTCTAAATGCCTCGTAAGAAGTCTCATTCAAAATTGGGGAAGGTATTTGAGCAGGAAATATCGAGGAGTCTTAAGGCGTTCAGGAACAGGCACCCACACACATTCTTCTATTTTCGAATAGCTGATACGATGAGCTACATACAGGTGCCAAACATAATCTTACCAAAACAGCCAGCTGACTTTGCAGCTCTATACAATGGAAAGTTTTATCTTCTGGAGTGTAAATCAATGCATGTGGACAGGTTCGACATGAGTCATCTGCCTCCTCATCAGAGAGAAGGACTCGCACAGGCAACGAGGGCTGGAGGTAGGGGCATCATCCTGTTCAGCTTTCGAAGGAAGAGGCCTGTGGTATGCTATGCGGTTCACTACTTCGACTATAAGGTGGTCGAGGATGCGCTGAGGAAGGAAAGGAAGAGCGTGCCAAGAGGCGCCATAGAACGCGTAGGAATAAAGCTTGATAGGATACCGAGAGTTGGATGGGATCTCTCTAAAATATTTGGAGGTGAATGAGTATGTGGATTAGGGAAGAGGAAGTTGATAAGTTAATAAAAAGCAAGTCTAACGTGCTGAGCTGGAGATATGATTTAACCAAGATCAAGCAGGGAAAGGATACTGGAGAACCATGTATAACCGTGTTCGTTAAGAAGAAGGTCAAGGTTTCTGAACTCAGGTCTGGGGAGCTCATACCGTCAAGGATAGGTGGGATAAAGACTGATGTCGTTGAGCTATCGTCTGAGGACTTCGAGATAGGAGAGACGAGGGTGGGCAAACTTCCTCCACACATTCAGAAGAGGGTTGCTGGAGGAGTTAGAGAATGAGTGTGGATTGGAGAGACTATTGTTCACCTGTGAGGGATCAAGGCTCATGCGGTGCATGCCCAGCATTCGGCACCATAGGGTGCATTGAGGCTCATTTGAAGATAGCGAAGAAGAAAGAGATTGATGTTGATTTATCAGAGGGACACCTCTTTTTCTGTGCTGGTGGAGACTGCTATTCAGGCGCTTACATGCACAAAATATTGGATCAAGCGAAGAATTACATCTGTAGGGAGGAATGCTCTCCATACACTGGTAGAAATAAGGAGTGTAAGGAGGAACCATGTGAGACATGGAAGCAAGGAGCATACAGGATAAAGAGCTGGAGATACGTCTATGATGAGAACGAGATGAAAGAGCTGTTGAAGAACGGTCCTCTGATCACAATCATGCGAGTGTATCAGAGCTTTCTACACTACAAGAGTGGAGTCTATCATCCGCTTGATGAAGATGCTTATCTGGGTGTGCATTGTGTCGTCGTTGTTGGATATGATGATGAGAAAGGAGCGTGGTTGATCAGAAATAGCTGGGGAGAAGATTGGGGCATGAATGGTTACGCATGGATGAAGTACGGGACGTGTAATGTTTCGAGGACAATGTTTGCAATAGAAGTAGATCCAGAACCAGCTGAAGCTGAACCAGTGCCTGAGCCTGAGGAAGAAGAGGAGCAAGAAACTGAGACTGAGAATGAACAGGAACAAGAAGAGGAAGAACAGAAAAACGAGGAGGAACAAGAACAAGAAGAAGAACCAGAGCCAGAAAGCTTACTCGAGAAGCTGATAAGGTGGATAATAGAGATAATCAAGAGGATTTGTTTCTGCGTTGAAGTCTCTTGATGACAGTACGTCTTGGCTCTGGAAGACGAGATCGCAACAACTTCCTCATTTTTTCTCCAGCAACCGTTTCTATCTTGTGCAGACCAAGCCTTCTTGCTATTTCGAGTAACTCAGCACCAGACGGGTTACCCTCGAACTCTATCTCCACTTCATCTCCTCGCCTCGCTATCCTCTTTATCTTCGTCTTCACTTCGAGATCGAGTTTATTCGCACGGTATTTGCTGAATCTGACGACAACCATCACGACCACTCCTGAAACAGGTCAAGATAAAACAGAGTCATTGTTCTTCTTAAATTTATATCAGCTGCAAGCATCACCTCAAGATATGCATCGTCATCAGATGGGAGATGCTCCGTCTCGGTGTACTCGAGCTCTCCATTCACGTAGAACCTGATATTTGAGTTATAGGTATACTTTGCTTCAAGCTCAACAGGAGAGCCAGCAGTTATCGTTCCCAAGTTGATTAAATAATCAGTCAAATCCTTCGTAATTCTTGCATATATCGTATCGTCTTCTATTCTGAAACCCCATTGATCAAGTGGTAAGTTAATGTTATAAACAAGGATATTAATCATTTGACCTGAGTCGTAATCAGGAGTAATCTTACATTTAAAGCTGGGATTTCTACTATTCCTTACGATAGCATCACCAGTTCTTATTTCTGTGGCTGGTGCGATACCGCTTTGCTGACCCGTATCAAATTCAAGTTTTCCAATCGAGACTTCTATGGTCCCAAAATCGGACTCTATAGTCCACCCATCCACGCTTTCACCTGTTATCCTCAAATGTTGCTTGAATCTATATGACATTTCAGGATGCTGAGGAATCCATTCTGAACCATCGCTGTAAAACGTTTGCCCAGCATAGACTCCACTCGTTACATATACATAGACTCCCTGATACTGTGAAGGATCAACTGGAAGCGTCGAGACTATTCTGGGTTTCTTGCTTGAAGTCCCATCCGGTATACTGTCAAGGTTAGGATAGACCACTTCAATGCCGAGCTTGCTCAGATCGTTGAATTGGTCTTTGAGGTAGTCATATATTCCCTTCTCCAAGCTGTCAAGCTCGACTTCGACTTTATCCATTCGTTTCTCTATCCTGTAAATCTGATAGGTGGAAGAGAGCTCCATCCTCTCATCGTAGACTGCAATCTCGTCCCCTGGATTTAGGAAGATTCCGTCATCAAGCGAAAGAACTATCTTGTTACTCACAGTTGAAGAGCTTAGCTCAACTAACCTCTTCTGGGCGAGGTTGAGAAGTGTTGAAAGGTCTGTGGCCCTTCGTTCAAAGAACACACATGCTCTATCTCCATCCTCAATACTCGCCGATGCCTCAATCTCATTGCCAGACTCATCGTAGCCTTTATAAATCACTTTATTGTAACGCTTAGAACGGTCTATTTCACGCCTGCTAACTGATGCAGGAGTAACTTCGCCCTTATACGTCCCCCGCTTCCCTATATTGAAAGAACTATCAGATGTCCAGAAATCCTCGTTCAAGGCAAATGCGAGGAAGTTAGCGGCGATCCAGCAGTCTGTGCCTTTAAACTTCATGGAGAGCTTCGTCGATGGACACTCACCCGCACTCACCCCTGCATCAGCACAGATCGCAGCGAGTATCGTGTCTGCTTCAACTTCAGAGTACGAACCAGTATGAATCTTTCCATCCATGCTGTAATAAACCGAGTCATATACGACCGCTCTGAGGTTATCAGTGTAGTAGCGCGCACCTGTCAGCGTCCCCTCAAAAACACTTGAACCATCATACTTTATCTCAACTGACCTATCTGAGTAGACTAGCTCTCTGTTATCCGCAGTATTACCCAACCGTATATATGCATACCTTATCCCGTCAAGCTCATCGACTATCTTCTCAAGCTGAGCATTTGCTAATTCATCATCTATGTAGATCTCCCAACTCATCTCTCATACACCTTGCGGCGTTTTGTGAATGTTCTTAAAGCATTATGCGCCAAGTCTTGAGGCCACGACTCGCCGTTCGTAATTGGAATGATGAGGAAGTAGTCGACGTAGATTGAGTTTGCAGTTGATGTGTCTTTGCCGCAATAAATGTCTATTGTATCTCCTTGTTCGTCGTCTGTGATGTCAAAAATTGTACCATAATAATCAAAGGTACCAGCAAGTGTGAATCGAATTACATCGTTTTCTTCATGAAGATATCTTCCATCTGTTGCGTTATAAATCCACATTCGTAAGTCGTTACTAATTTGGTTAGTATCTTTTGCTCTAACAAAAGCAATATAGCGTCCTCTTGGTAAGTCAGTGATGCTAGTTACAATATATTTCACATACTCGTTCTGTGCATCCAACAACACCGAATCTCCACTATCATCTGTCTGCGTTGTATCAACCGTTGCTCCACCGCCAAGTGTCGCATCCTCAGCTTCCTTGAAGAGATTGGAGATTTGGGTGAAGGGAGTAAGACCAAGGTATACTTTGAAGTTTTGATAGTTCGAAGTTGTAATGTAGTAAATGTAAATATTGCGACCTTGATAAGTTCTGAAATAAGACGATGGTTTCTTGCTCGATCCCATAATTGCTAAGTATCCACCCCCAGTATTATCAAATCCAACCGTAAAATTGTCTGACATTGTAGTGTTATTTGCAGAAATATCTAAGTCATCGTCACCGACTAGATCATCTCCAATGAATCCAAAACGCATATCATTATCTTCATATTGAAAAGTAATGTTTTCTAGCGGATTTATTTCATTGAAGCTGATTGTTATGAAATACTGACCACGTTTCAAAGTTATTTCTAGATCTACGTAGTAGTCTGAATCTTGTGTCGATGTATCTTCAATTCTAACCTTGATAGTTACTGATTCGAGAGTATATGTAATGCTTTTTAGAAACGGATATGTTACTTCTTTACCAGAAGAGGTCAAAGTCAGTTTAACACGATCCTTTCCTAAGACCCATGCATTTCCATTCCAATAATACAATTTCAAACCCGTATATTGACCTTCATCTATCCACAGCCTTATCAGCCCATTCTCCACCACGCAGTCTCCAACAAACTCATGGTTCATATAATCAAAGACTCTCTGCCAGTCAGACTCGTCACTACTGTTGTTTGTATCGAATACCTTTACATCGCCTTTACCCACGTTTGCATTATCGAGATCATAGACTATCTTAAATCCCATACTTCTCACCCCTGTATCGAACCCGACCAGATCAAACCCTTCAGAGTCAAACGCCAAGTCTCCCTACCTCTTATTAAACGGCAGCTACTGTTACTGAGGGAGCAGATGAGAAGCTCCCGAAGTTAATCTTATAACCCACAGGCAAATATAAAGCTGAAATGCTACTTAAACCACTCGCTACAGTATTTCCGTCCACATCTTTAATAGTTATACTCACTCCACTTCCTCCCGTTGCGGTAATCATGACGTCCGTACTTACCACCTCATAATCAACATTTGCATTTGGAGTCGCCGACGCAGTACCTGAAGGATCATATAATCCAACAGTGTTCTCCGTGTTTTCGAATGGATTCGATATGACTCCGTAAGGGTTAAAGTTATTTACGTCTTCGATCCTGCCATGTCGTATCTTATTGAACCAATACCGTTTACTCTGCCCACTCTTTACATACCCTCCCCTTACGAAAATTACAACACCGTCTTCACTTTTGTTCTCTATCACACTCCCTGTTATCGTTCCTGCTCCCCCTGCATATCCTTCATCACCTGAACTGCCTGCATGTAGAGAAGAAATCTCGATTATGCCATAGCACCCAGAAGGCACCCTTATAGCATCAGATTGCGTTTCAAATAAGGTTAAGTTCTCTAAAGTGAAGTGACCCCTGTAATGCTCAGTCCCATTTGCCGACTTCTGAGGTGCTAAATATAAGAGAGGGACAGGGCATAATGTGGTTCCGTAAGCTCCATAGACGCTGATGTTGATTAACCGCACATCGCTTGGACTATAAACTGCAATCGGTGCTTCATCCTGTGTTGAGGATTGGAAAGCATCAGCATTGCTCCAGACATTCTCTATAACATTATCGTATTTGAGTACCATATCGAGCAGGTTCTTCTGATTTATATAACCAGCTATGTTTCGAAATCTTGCTTGGTCAACAAAACCACGGGCGTATATTCCGTGGACATTATAGGCTAACATGATATTCTCGAGGATGGGGAGATCGATTACTTTATCATAGGAAAAGGAGCCAAGCGGCGTTGTATCAAGCACGACGCCATATTCTTTATGTCTGACCTGAACATTGCGAATCCGTAGAAGACTCACTCTCCAGACCTTTATCCCTGCGCCTGAGCTGTAAGTCGTATCGCTCTGCTTTGCATCGCTATCAACACCACTGATAAACAAATTCTCTATACCTACGCCCTGTATAAATGAACTCTCCCCAATTTCGAAAGCATTTATTCCATCTGCTACTATTAATGTGCCCATTTTATCGCTTTGTCCGTGATATGTGGTGTCGTTCGTGAAGTATAGATCGCCTCCACTCGCTATACCACTAATCATAACGCCTGATTTGTTTATTGCCACCGATGAACCAAACTTATATGTCCCTTCTTTGAATAATATCAGCCCCGCATCCTCGATTACAGAGCCCAAGACTTCACTTGCATCGTCCAGATCGTCAGACGAGTAGTCAACTTTACCCGTGCTTCCATTTATCGCTTCGTAGCGAGAAGAGGTTCGCCTGATAACATAGGTTGCAGCCTTCTCCAATCCATGATCCAGCAGCGCATTCCAATGTACAGAGTATACCCTATCCCTTGCTCCACTTCTCGGATGATTTATTGTCTTGAACTCTTCCCAAGTAGTCATACACCATCACCTTAACCTGGGTAGTATACGCGGACGAAGTCAGAGGAGACAGTGCGATTAGTAGTTTCTGAAGATACGAAAACAAGATGAGCATACATGCTGTCAACAGCTAAATTCAAGGAAAAGGGACTGCCACTAACTTCATCTGTCGATTCATCTATGCCACCTGCGCCGTCATGGAAATAGAAATGACTGTGATAATGCCCAGATTTGTTCTCTTCAAATTTGATTCTGAATATTCCTTCATTATTTGCTACGTTAGTTAAGCTGAGAAGCGTTGTCGCTGTTCCCGAAACTTTTTTCGTAATTTGTATTTTATAGGCAGAAGTTCCTGCTCTGATAAGGCACTCAATCCAATTTTCATCGAGACCGGGTCTTCCTGAGTTATCGTCTGAGAGTAGAAATTTCAGATACAGATAATTAGATGTTGTATATGAAGGCAATTTTACATGTATGTCGATAATTAAATCATCAAGGATTGGTATTTTGCTTTTGGTTGAGATCCATCCAAATCTGTTAGTTCCACCACTATTACTTCTTCCCGTTATTTCCAAACTTCCCGATCCATTAAGTTTCGCAGTGAATGGTCCCTGTATGCTTCCATCGTCTCCTTTCAACCAGTTGCCTTCTAATACTTCACCGACGAACTCGTCTCCTGCAAACAATGGAACAATCACCTCAGCTCCATCCTTACCATCCCTCGTAAAATACCAGTCCACAGGAATCTCCTGAGTCGAAGTCTTGATTCTGATGTTCTTAGATCCAGGAGGAAGCGCTATCTCGTAATTAGGCAACTTTCTCAACCTCCTCAAGGTCTTCGTTTAGCGGAACAAACTCCTCAGCAAAATCAGCGAACAATTCAGCTCTCCTGTTTTCCACAACTTTCTTTACGTAATCAATAAAGTCCTCTCTGCTCTTGAATGCTAAGAGCTCATTTACAGTCTTCTTTATTGATAACCTATGCGTCTTCTTCCTGAAGTCAAACTCTACCTCGAAGACCACAGACGATCCTTCTCTCCCTATGCCTGCTATCCTTATCATGTTACCACCTCATATCCCCCAATCATTCTCCACCTCTTCCAGATCAGTTATCCTGTATCCCTGAGTATAAGAACCCAAACCTCCATATAAGTAAAGCTCAACCTTCATGAGCTTATAGTTCATCAAACCTCCTCTCTTATCCTCAGACACCGCGTTGATATAGTAGAAACCATCGTATTCAGTATCGTCGCTTACAACCCTAACAGGCTGAATTGAAGTATTCCTCTCAAGCTCAACAAGTTCATTGGATGTAAGCTCCGATAAATGTACTTCGAGAGATAAAACAAGCGGTTTAGAACCCAACGGGTAAATGAATGGATTCTGACCCCATATTGAAATACTCTTGAGGGATTGAGAACCCTTCCTGGATACCTTATGGGGGTTCCTATCAAGCTCTACAGGTCCTATACTCCAGGTCACCTCATCGCCCTCCTCAAAGCATCACCTATCGCATCGGTTATCACATCGGTAACTTCATCAAGATCCATTGAGCTAGAAATAGACTCGATGTTTATGGGAGCTGATATTGTGATGTATTGAGTGGGAGAGGTGAATGTAGCTCTATTGGCTCCAAGTATTGCTCTATTTCCAATATTTAGATCAGCCTTGCTGAATGCTTTTTGAGCTTCACGTATCCCCTCAATTGCATATGATAGATCTTCAGCGATAGTCTTGCCAATTGAGTGCTCATATAGCTCTGAAACTGTGTTTCCAAGCGCTCTCTGACTCTTCCTGAACTCATCTGTCCTTCTATTTATTCCTCCGAATAGATTTATGATAGAAGATGCAAATCCGAGAAAACCTTTCCTCAAGGTCTCTATCCAGCCCAAGAATCCTTTAAACGCATTCTGAATAACATTGATGGCTCCTAATACAGCATTTCTTATCATTTCCCATGTTTTATTTACAGCTTTTCTAAAATTCTCGTTTGTGTTGTAGAGATAGATGAGAGCTCCAACTATCGCAAGAATCGCTACGACGACTGCAACCATGGGATGAGCTGCTAGAAAGGAAAATGCCTTTCCTAAAGCTCCAATTATTTTTATAATTCCTGATTTGATAAAACTGCCCAATTTTCCGAGAGTTCCTGCAACAACTGACAAACCTGATCTAAATGGCCCTTTAAAGAAATTAATGAGCTTCCCTACTCCTCCTCTCAGGAAACCGAATGCGGTTCTCAAAGACATGATAGGATGCCTCAGGAAGTTCAAAATCTTAGGTAAACGAGAAATAACCCCTCCAAATAACTGTAATAAGGGAGTGATGAAGTAGAGAGCCATACCTAAGCCCATAAGCAATGGTGCAAGAGGAGCAAATGCGCCAGCAAGCTTAGCCAGAAACGGAATAAATGGTTCTAAAATACTGAATACAGCTTGATAAACCGGTATTGAATCTTTTAAACCTTGAATGAAGGGAGGAAGAGCCGTTGTGGTTATCTCTTTCAGAGCAGGTAAGAACTCGATAAAGATATCGAGAAATTCATTGAAAGCCGGAAGGACGGTTTCTCTGATCATAGGTGCAATCTCTTTTAACAGATCGCCAAGTTTGTAGAAAAACTCAGTAAGGGGCTCGCCTGCCTGAATAGCCAAACCTATAAGCGCAGATTGAAAATAGAGGAATGCACTTTGAACCTTTGGTCCTTCTTCGATTAACCCCTCCATAGTCTCTTGAAGGTATTTCTGGCGCTCACCAGTTAACTCTCCAGCTGAGGCTAAAAGACCCATCGTCGTCGCAACTGTATCAAGCGACCTCTCCCAATTAGTCAGCGTCTGAATGGTGAATCTCACGGGTTTGAGTATCCACCTTGTGATAATTCTCCCCATCATTATTAACCGATAAGCCATCCAAGAAAGGCGCCATCCCAAACGACTAATGGTTTTGCCTAAATTCTCAAGTCTGCTGTTCGTTTCCTGCGTCCTTCTTGTAGTTGCTCTGGTCACTCTGTTTAGATTATTCAGTTTTTCCTGAATACCAAAAAGGGCGAAGAGAACGGGTTTCTTCATTTGTTCGGCTGATGCCGCAATCTGTTTGATGCTCTGTTCTATCTGATTGAGCTTCTCGACTACTTTACCGGCTACCTCCTTCTGCTCCTCTATCCATCTTACTAATATGTCTATCCTTCTCTCAGACATAGACTCCCATCCTCGCCCTTGATCTCCTGATCAATTCTCTTGTACTCGCAGGTTCAGTCGCATCAGCCTTTGATAATATCACCGCATCGAACATCAGCCTTTCTATCGCTGTTCCTTCATACTCGGCAAGCTCTGAAGGTCTTATGCCAAGCAGCACGCTCATGTTAGCTATGAGCCTTCCGAGGGGTCCGTCTGCGAAAGGACTTGGGCAGTTTCTCAGCCAGATCGCTTATCCCGCTGAAGTCCATTATCTCGAATATCAGGGTTATCTTGTCACTCACCCTTATTTCATCGACTGAGAGCGCATTCTCGGATGCTTTATTCTCGACGACTCTTGGCTCTTCAATTCCAGCTGGTAAAAGTATTCTGGCAAGCTCTGGTAGATAATTCATGATGTTCTGAGCGTTCACCTCTCCGCTTGGCATCTTTGAGTAGAACTCCTGCAGCCTGCCAAATGTTGGCACATCGATCTCCCTTATTTTGAAGATCGCTCCTGAAGGCACTTCTACGAGTTTAAAATCTGGGGATTTTCTCCTATATCCTTCAGGTGAAACCACTTTCTTGACCATATTCACCACCTAAGGAGCTGACTTGGTGTTGACTATCTCCACCTGTATTGCATATCCACTCGATGTATCATGTAATGCCTCGAAGCCCAATCTCTGAACTATCCTTGACCTTCTATCAAAGTTTGCATTCGAAGTATCAAGCCTGCACTTCGGAAGCGTTATGGCGAGCTTGTAGTTCTCAAACCCTGTTTCGCTCGATCCTGTGGATCCCCCAGTCGCTATCAGTTCTACCTTCACGGTTTCAGGCGTCTCAGAAGGTTCTGTTGCAGACGATGAACCGTAGAACAGCTTGTAGTAATCCCATGATGTGAACGCCAGATCCATCTCCCCTGTTATCTCTCCTCCCTCAAGCCTCAATGCAGGCAGGAACATGTCATTGAGCACGAATGCATCATCAGGTATCCTGTTGGAAATATCGAGCCTGAATGCTTCGACCGTTGCGACTGCAGAGTCCTCCACTTCGACAGACGAGTTGTTGAATGGAAGTGGAGACTTATTAGCGAATGCAGGAGTTGTAGACGATGGGGGTATCAGACTTTCTTTAGCGCCTAAGATGCCAACTGTAGCAGTTAGAGGAGATCCAGCCTCTGCTTCCAGCCTCATCGAGAGCATCCCTGTGCCGACCACCTGTCTCGAGTAAGTTATAGGAGATTCCGGAAATATCTCAAGAGTGTATGAGGGCAATGAGTTTGCTGGAGTTATTGTGTGCTTGTACGCAACTACAGGCGATCCTCCATCATCACTCGTTGATGCACTTCCGAGTAATCCTTCGAAGAACTTGCTTATGCTCTGCGCATCCACATACAGGTTTATATTCCCTGTCTCTTTGAAGCCTCCTGGTATCTTGTCTCTTACAAATCTATATCCTGCCTCTTCAAGCTTCACCCAGTCCCAATCCGGCACTATGTCCTCGCTTATTATGTTGATATACTCAGACGCCGAGACAGCTGTCCTGTACGTTGATTCTTTCCCTATTCCTATGAACCTTGTCATTCTTTCTCATCCTCCTTACTGGATTGCCTCGTGTCTAGGCAACCTCAGCGAGCCAATTTTCCACTTCCTCTGAAGTGATGTCATCAACCTTCTCAGCGAGCCTATCCCTCGTCCTCTTCCCAAACAGGTTAGGCTTGGATCCGGGATGATGAAATACAGTTCCCGCTCTGAAGTATAAATTTTTCTTGCCTTCTCTCATAGCCTTGTCTCTTAGACTAAGAGGTTTAGAAATAATTATATTATGAGCTTTGGTCCCTCGTTCAACTGCAGCCGCATATTCAGCCTCGCATTTAACATGCACTTCTCTTCTATTTACATCAGGTTCATAATGAATTGACTCCTGGAGTCTCCCGGTTCTCACAGGAGCTTCCTCTTTCATTATCTTGACTCCTTCTCTTCCAACTCTATCAAGCAGTCTCTCCCAGAATGGATCTTCCTGCCTCAGAATGAATGGAAGCTCCTCTAATTTCTTGTCTATATGATATTCTATGTAAACAGGCACCCTCACTCACTCATTCATTCATTTATCCAGATTATCCATTAGACTAAGCAGTATTAAAGTTTTATGCTGAGACCCGGATAACTTGCGTGTCTATCTCTATGAATGCATAGTAGAATACAGCTGACTGAATTCTTCTCCATGAATACGATATCCTGGTTATCTCAGTCGTCTGTATATTCGAATTTCCCAGCGTTCTGTTACTCTCTATCTGATCGACTATCTCTCCAACATAGTCTATTATGCTTTCCAGGTCAGACTCTGTCCCTATTCCTTTGTTGTGAAGCTCTATCCTCCATATCAGGTGGTGATACGTATGCGAAGGACCGCTCATTTCATGCCTGTCTTCTCTTAGCCTCAGGAATGCTACAGGGTAAGAGATCCCCTCAAGGCTCTTGTAGTAGTCAGCAAAGGTATTGGATGCGCTGAATGAGGTGGTTGCCTTTATCGCATTCAGGATTGAATCCTTAACTCCCTTAACCACATCTCCATAACCCATTTCCTTTTCATCAACTTAATTATTTTATCTTCATATAAAGATTACTTCTAACAATATTAGTAGAAGTTTTAATTTAAAAATATATATTTATAAATTATCTTCTCTAAACATATAGTATAAGACTTAAATATGAGTTCAGCATTATAGGCGTTTAGGTGATCAAACTGGTTGAAGGAGTTATCTGGTTTAATTATCCCAAAGCTTTTAATCAGCTGATGACGAATGGAGAAGTATACACGCTCAGAAAGAGTATCAAGAACGGAACCTATGTGCTTCTGAGCAGGCTCATCCTGAACCCACCGAAGACTGGCCGCATGGTAAAGGCAACATATCTGGGCAGAGTCTCCGATAAGTCAATCCTGGATAACTATGTAAGAAAATCCGGATATGAGACAGTGGACGAATGGCTTGATAAGGCGAAAGATGCCGTTCATCTGCACTGGGTAATTTTGTTGAGACCATAAACCATAGGAGGGAGAAAGAAATCCCGCGTGTGTGCAAGACATGTGAGCATCCAGACCTGGCAGAGATAAACGAGCTGTTGTTGAAGGGAGTGCCCGTAAAAGTTGTTGCGGAGAGGTTTAATCTTCCCTATGATTCGGTCAGGAGGCATAAAAAGAACCATTTAGCTGCAAGGATAAAGGAAATCAAGAGAAAGAAGCAGTCTGAAACAGATGAGAAAATCCTATCCACGATAGAGTATTACGACAAATTCTTAGAATATTTCAGCCAGAACCCAGAAAAATTCTTTGATCAGATGACCGTAAAGGACTTCCTGAGAATACTTGAGGACAGATCGAAGCTACTTGGCGAAGAAGTATCTCCTCCGCGCATAGAAGTTGTATGGGGAGCTGGATTGGGTGAGGAGATGAAGGAAGAAGCATTTGTGATTAAAGTACCGATAAAGAAAAAGGAGATGAAGGAAGAATGAGAATGAGAAGACGAGTTGTCAGAAGACCATGGTCCGAAGAAGAGATAAAAGTACTCAAGGAGCATTATGGCAGAATACCAACTATTGAGCTGGCAAAGGCTCTAAACAGATCCATCCATGCTATTCAATCAAAGGCGAGAGCGCTTGACTTGAAATTCCCGAAAGGGAACGAAATAGACTACGAATTATTGAAGAAGCTTGTGGAGGTCTATGAAGGATGACTAGAAGATGGTCATTTCCGAAAAAACCGAGAGAGCTTCACCTGAAATTCAAGAGAATAGTCGCATTTGTGGCTGACACACATGTTGGATCAAGATATGCTGTCTTTCCACCTAATGTTAAAGGAAAGCAGGGAAACGATCTTGGCGCTATGAGAAATGAAGGTCAAATACAGCTCTACAAGTATTGGAAAGAGTGGGAAAAGATATGTGATGCATGGGGTATCGATACAGTGATTCTCCTAGGCGATATCATACAGGGAAATAACCCGGCTGGAAGAGGCGTTGGGACCGTGACAACAGACCTCGATGAGCAGAAAGACGCAGCGGTCACCTTGCTATCGAAAATCTGCAAAAATCGGATAGTGCATAGTCTATCCGGTACCCTTTACCACGAATCAATAGACACGAGGATCCACTACGATATAGCGAAGGAGCTTGGAAGCGTTGCGAAGGAATCTCATTTTCACGGTCTCATGGCTAATATCAGGCTCAAGGGAACGAGTCGAATACTGAACCTTGCACATGGAGTGTCTGGAGCGACTATTTACAGAACCACGTTGATGGATAGAGAGGCGTTGTTTGAGGCTGCAGCGTATGGCCTTGGAGACCTCGACTTCTTACCCGACGTTGTCGTGAGAGCTCACTGGCACCGCTTCATCCACATACACTTACCCAATCAACACATACTTCAGATACCAGGATGGTGTGCATGGTTTCCATACAAGGGCACGATAAGGCTTTACGGCAAGATGCAACCTCATATAGGAGGCGTCATCCTCTTCATCGACGAGTATGATAGAATAAGCATACATCATTACCTCTTCAAACCACCGAGGATAAGCGATTATCTGAGGGAGGGATAATGTTTAATGTTATCGAAGAAGGATGCGGTATCCATAGCGAGGAATGCTGCCAGAATCGTAGAGTTAGAGCTGAAGGAGGTGAGGGAATGTCAGTCCAGCAAGTAGTGATCGACTACAAGCCTCATCCAGGCCAGATAAAAGTGCATAGGAGCAATGCGAGATTCAGAGTTGTGCGTGCAGGGGTGAGGTGGGGAAAGACCAAGATGGGAGTCTACGAATGTTTGTGGTATCTCGGCAAACCTAAGGCGAAGATATGGTGGTTGGCTCCTTCATGGTCTGAAGTTCTGGTCGCATGGAGGATGTTTCTTGAAGAGGTTCCCAAAGCTTTAATTGCGAAGATAAACCACTCCGAGAAGGCTGTCAGGATGATAAATGACGGCTGGATATGGTTCAAAAGCGCTGAGGATTACGAGCATCTGAGAGCTCAGGGTCTCGACTTCGTTGTGCTTGACGAGTGTGCGAGGATGAAGCGAGATGTGTGGTTCGAATGTGTCAGACCTCGCCTCTCCGATCCAGACAAGTTCGGCAAAGCATTATTCATCTCCACCCCTCAGGGCATGAATTGGTTCTACGAGATATACATGATGGGCAATATCAAGGGAGGAGAGTGGGAGAGCTTTCATTTTCCAACCTGGACAAATCCATTCATCGATCCAAAAGAGATAGAGTCTGCGAGGAAAGGAATGCCTGAGCGTCTGTTCAGGCAGGAATACGGCGCTGAGTTCCTTTCCGATCTCGGTTCAGTGTTCAGGTTCAGGAGGAACCCGAACAACAACAGGATAATAAATATCAAGGGAGATTTTGAGCCTCCAAGCAGCGATAAAGCATATATAGCTGGAGTGGATTTTGGCAAGAGGACTGACTTCACGGTCATCTGCATTCTGGATGAGCATGGTCACCTCGTGGCGTTCGACAGATTCAAGAGCGTTGACTGGCCTTTGCAGGTCAAGAGAGTCATCAATCTGGCAAGTCAATACAACGCTGAGCTCTACATAGACTCAACTGGATTGGGAGACCCTATCTACGACTTCATTCTCCAGATGTACACGAGGGTGAAGCCTTATTACCTGAGCCCAAGCAAGAAGGTCGCGCTCATAGACAACCTCGCTCTGATGCTCGAGCAGGGTGAGATAACATTTCCAGAGATCCCTGAGCTTCTCAACGAGCTTGAGGTGTTCGGCGTTGAGACGACTTCAACTGGAAAGCATAAATACAGTGCTCCGAGAGGTTTCCACGACGACTGCGTGATAGCCCTTGCACTTGCCGCATGGGGTTTGAGGAAGGGATCGACTCTGCCCGGATTCGCCTTCGTAGAATGGTAAATGGTAGAAAGCTTTTAATCTATGAAATGTAAAATAACTTAGAGAAAGAGGCTATAAGCATGAAGAAGAGGGTATTCTTTGCAGATAAAGATGGGACTGTTGAAGTGCTTGGCATGGAGCTTGATGCGAAGCCAGAAGATTTGAAGGTTTTCATAAATGGGTCCGAGATAACAGAGAGCATAATGGTCGAGAGAATTGAGATAGTGGTTGAAAAGAAGAAGGTGGAGTAGCTTGCCCTGGGTAACTGAGAAGCCTCCTGCAATCATAGAGAAATCAACCAGATCGGTCATTCCCTCCTTTTATTTAAGCCCTGAGCCTCAGATTCGTATCCCCAAGTGGAATTACCAGACAATTTACAACGTTGCAGAGGAATCATGGCTCATTCAGTCAATAGTGCGTGTGGTAACACAGGAAGTTGTGAGACCTGGATGGAGGAGGGAGCCTCGATTCAGGAGGAAATGCACTGCATGTGGGGCTGAGTTTCAGGAGAGCGTTGATAAGTGCCCGGTATGTGGCAGCGAGACAAGACCTCCAAGCCAGGCTCAGGCTCGATTGTTTGACAGGCTCATCCAGCATCCAAACCCTGACTACTCATTTGGAGACTTGATGAGAAGCGTTGTATACCATGATATCATAGCAGATGATTGGTATATTTCGATACTTCCGGCAAAGATAAAAGATAAGAACGGAAATGTCATCATCAGACCAGCTGAGATAAGGGTCGAGGACTCGAGGTATTGGGTTCCGATAGCTGATGAGTATGGGAGGCTTGGCATTGACGAGTATTATTGTCCTCTCTGCTACACCCCAGACAAGTACTACACGAAACCAGGCAATTGTCCAGAATGCGGTCTTCCGCTTGAACGCACAGCTTACGTTCAGGTTGTGAATGGAAAGATAACTGCGAGGTCCAGCGAGGATTGGATGGTTCATGGCTCAACAGGCAGAGTATTGCCTGAGCTTCATGGAAGACCCAAGATCATCGCCGTATGGGATCTGATACACACGATTAAGGTGATGGATGAGTATAACCTCGATGCATACAGCGAAGGGAAACTTGGTGGGATACTGAATTTTCCCGGGTACAGTCAGGACCAGATAAAGGCTCTTCAGGCTGAGATACAGGCTGATATCAAGAGGAGAGAAGTGCAGGATGTCAGGGGTTTGCTGAGGACGAAGAAGACAATAAGGACTCTGATGCTTGGATCTGAGCAACCAATTCAATTCATCAAGGCGATGCCTTCGCTTGGCGAGATGCAGTCCCTCGAATTTTACATGACCTATATCCAGTCCATATGCGCGGTCTTTGGAGTTCAGACTGTGTTCTTGGGATTGCCTACGAAGACCTCTCGAAGCTCTTCAGTTGCGCCTTACATCAAGCTTGAAGTCCAGAACAGGACCATTAAGGAGATTCAGCGCGATAAGGAGGAAATGTTCAACAATTTTCTCCTTCCAAGATTCGGCATAACTGATTGGGTCTTCAAGTTTAACCCGATTGAGCAAAAAGACGAGCTCAGAGAAGCTCAAATAAGGCAGATCGATGCCAATGTCCTCCTCACCCTGAGAAATGCAGGCTTCGATGTCAGGTTCAACGAGCATGGAAAACTCATCATCCCAACTGAACCCACACTCAGCCAGACTCCTGAGAAAAAGAGGCCTAAGGGGAAAACTCTTCAGAAACCCAAAGTCAGCGATGCGTCTGAGAGAATGATAGCTGGAACGACTGTTGAAAGATATCCGCACGGAACGAGAGGCGAGCCTGCGTAATGAAGCTTTCAGAAATAAATACATACAAACCTGAGTCAAAATCCACTGATGTGCTTAAAGATGACTATCGCTGGTGCTTCGCTTATTACTCTTCCAAGAAGCAGGGTAAGAAGCTTCATATAAGCTATAAAGAGATTATCGATGTAGCGTCCAAGATAGCTGAGGAATTGCATAAGAGAGGGATTGAATTTCACCCTGAGAAATACAACGAGTATGGCAAGGAGCTTTTTCGAAAGATTTTGAGGAGGCTATCGAGGAAGGGAATTGTTCTGAAGGCTCTTGATGGTCTATACTTGACAGAGCCACATGCAAAGCTGATATGGAAGGGAATGAAAACCCTGATTGTTAAGGCAAGGAGATTCGATAATCTCTTATTTCAACCAATGTATTTATGTGGTGATAAAGTGTATGGGATAATCACACTGACAGGAGTGACTGAAGTTGACAGCAATGGTTTCCAGAATTTAAAGAAATACCATCTTCTGACCGATAAGGAAGCGAAGGAGTGGTTTGGCGACAGGACTCGATATTACATTTACAAATTCATGTTCAAAAAGTTTGATGATCCCAAAGAGTACATCAAGCCTCAAGTAGCCCAGGCAAAGATCAGCGATGTGCAGATAAAGAAAATGAAGAAACCATTCGCTCATCCGTTAGGCAAGGATAGGCAGGTCTATATTTTCCTCGAGAACATACCGCCTCACAAAGTCTACGTCGAGCCATTTGCTGGTGGAGCTTCTCTGTTCTGGAGGAAAGAACCCGTAAGCAAGGAAGTTCTGAACGATTTAGACGAAAGATATGCATTCTTACTGAGGTTTTTGAAGAATGCGTCTGATGAACAATTAGAGAGGCTTAAGAATAAGGATTATTCCCCATCCGAAGAGAAATTCAACAAGCTCAAGAAATTG